ACTTGAGAAATCACTTGGGTCATATGCCAGTGCTGGCCAGTTACAACAAAGACCAATGCCAAAAGGTGGTGGCATCCTAAAAGCTGAATGGTGGCAACCATGGGAAGAACCAACCATGCCGAATATTGAATATGTGCTGCAGTCCTATGACACAGCTTTTTCTACAAAAGAGAAAACATCATATTCTGCCAGAACCACTTGGGGAGTTTTTAGACTGCATGGTCAAGTTAATGTTATTGTTCTTGAGATGTGGTATGACAGAGTTACATATCCCCAACTTCGCAAACTTGCACAAGAAGCATATTATGATTATGAACCAGACGCAGTGATGATAGAAAAGAAGGCATCTGGCCAATCTCTGCTGCAAGATTTACGCATGGCAGGTATTCCAGTTCTTGAGTATATGCCTGACAGAGATAAAGAAGCACGAGCACATGCAAGCAGTGCATTATTGGAAGATGGAAGAATTTACTTTCCTGCAGACAAAAAATGGAGTAAAAATTTAATAGACATATGTGCAACTTTCCCTGCTGGTGAAAATGATGACATAGTTGATACATGCACACAAGCATGGTTGAGACTGCGCAAAGGTTGGTTTATCACTCACACGTCTGATTATGATGAGGAGGATGATGATCCAAAACAGAGGAGAATAACTATTTATGGCTAGACAACCAAATGTGGTTCCATTCGCAGATGGCAAACCAGCAGATAATTTAGAAGTCGAAGATATAGGCAATGATGAGGTGTTGGTCGGAGATCCTGCACTTGATGCTATGTCAGAAAGAGACGAAACCTTTGATAACAATATTGCTGAAGAGATAGATGAAAATGATCTAAATAAAAAAGCACAAGATCTTATTGGCTATTTTGATTCTGACAAAGAGTCAAGATCTGACTGGGAAGAAAGATATAAGCAAGGATTAGAAACACTTGAGCCAGATGGTGGTATGCTCGAGGAAGAAGAACAGAGAGCCACAAGAGGTTTGTCCACAGTCGTTCATCCTATGATTGCTGAGGCAGCAACACAATTCAATGCAAGAGCGATTGCAGAACTTTATCCATCTGGTGGTCCAGTAAAAACAATTGTTGTAGGTGAGCCAGACGAAGAAACAGAAGACCAAGCACGAAGAGTTCGTGATTTTATGAATTACCAGATCACACAACAGATGCCAGAGTATTATGATGATCTTGACTCAATGCTTTTCCAACTACCTCTAATTGGTCATGCATTTAAAAAGGTTTGGTGGGATTCAAATTTAAATAGGCAGTGCGCACAGTTTGTAAAAGCAGAAGATTTTATTGTCGCACCAGAGAGCAAGGATCTTTATACATCACCAAGATATACTCATATAATCAGAATACCAAGAAACGATTTTAACAGATATGTTGAGAGTGGTTTTTATTTACCAGTTAAATACGTTGGGTCTGGTGATGATCCTGCCAGTGACATAGGACAGCAGATTGAAGGTGTTGACTCTTATGAGGATTCAGAATCCAATCCCATGGTCACTCTTTTAGAGATGCATGTTTATGATATCTTTGATGGCATTGATGGAATGACAAGTGATGAAGAGAACCAAGTCATGTTACCATATGTTGTTACAATAGATTATGATTCTCAAGCGATTGTTTCCATCAGAAGAAACTGGGAAGAAGAGGATGAAGACAAAAAGCGAAGAGATTGGTTTGTTTCATATAGGTTTCTTCCTGGAACTGGATTTTATGGTTTTGGTCTTTATCATCTCATTGGTGGACTTGGTAAGGCTGCAACAGGTGCTTTGAGAGCATTATTAGACTCTGCTGCATTCGCAAATATGCAAGGTGGTTTTAAATTAAAAGGCAGAGTAACTGGTGGTGAGATGCAAATCAATCCAGGAGAGTTTGCAGATCTAGACGCAACAGTTGATGATGTAAACAAGGCAATAATGCCACTGCCATTTAAAGAACCATCTGGCACATTATTTAATTTAATGAATGCCATTGTACAAGCTGGACAAAGATTTGCAGCAACTGCAGATTTAAATGTTGGCGACGTTAATCCTAATGCACCTGTCGGATCAACTATTGCATTAATAGAACAAGGCAGTAAATCATTTTCAGCGATACACAAAAGACTGCACAATGCTCAAGGACAAGAGTTTAAATTATTAGCCAAGCTGAATGCAAAGTATTTACCAGAACAATTGGATTTTGCTATGTCAGGTGTCAGTTCTGTAATTATGGCAAAAGACTTTGATGGCAGGATTGATGTTATACCTGTCAGTGATCCAAACATTTTTAGCACAGCACAAAGGATCGCTCAAGCACAAGCAATATTACAAATGGCAACTTCAGCACCTCAACTGCATGATGTTTATGAGGCATACAGAAGAATGTATGAGGCAATCAGAATACCTAACATTGATGAGATATTAGAAAAACCTGCTGAGGCACCACGCATGGATCCAATAGATGAGAACATGTCAGTGATGTATGGTAAGCCAATCAGAGCATTTCCAGAACAAGACCATGACAGCCACATCGCTGTCCACATGCAGTTTTTACAAGATCCATCGCTTGGTGGCAATCCTTCAGCAAGAGGTTTGCAACCAATAATGATAGCACACGTTGCAGAGCATATTGCTCTATTATATAGAACAAGGATGGAATCAGCTATTGGTATGCCGATGCCAGAGTTGCCAGATTTCAAAGATCCTAAATTTAAATTTAATGATGTGGATCCAAGAACAGATGCCATGATAAGTCAGAGGGCAGCACAAGTCGTACAGCAAGCACCTGTCATGCAACAAATAAGAGGATTGCCACAACAACAACCGAATCCTTTACAGTATGCACAACAGCTTGCACAACTTGAAGCAGATGCACTCAAAGCAAGAACTGCAGCACAGATACAAACTGACCAAGCAAAAGCAGCACAAGATTTACAGATAAAAGATGCTCAAGCAAGGCAGAAACTTGCTGCAGACCAAGCAAAGATACAACAAGACCTTGAAGGCAAGATAAAAAAATTAGAACTTGATCTTGCAATAGAAAGAAAGAAGAATATAGAAAAAGGCATGTTATAATGGCACCAAGACAAAGAGGACCAATCTCACAACAACAGTTTAATCAATTAACATCTAACCTTTTAGATTTAAATACTGGTTCTGTTGGTTTGCCATTTACAGATACAAAAATAAATATTCCCTCTGCAGCACCTTTATCACTTCTTCCTGGAGTTGGTGATGCTCTTTTATTTGGAACTATGGTCGGAAGAACTCAAGCAGAAAATATAGCAAATAAGTTACAAGGCAATGAAAAATTAGGACTTATGGAATCAATGAAAAGAGCAGGCACAGGAACAGGTGCTTTAGGTAATCTGCGTCAAGAGGTTGTTGACTATCAAAAAAGTAAAGGTGTTGAAAATCCTGAGTTTATAAGTAAAACATCATTAACAGATTTCTTCGCAAACAGTCCTAAATATGCATCTTTAGATGTGGCACCATCAAGTATAGGTGGAAAGACTCAACCATTCTCAACAAGATCTGGTTATAAATCATCTGGTTTTACAGGTAATTATCAAGACCTTGCACCATTTACAGGAGGAGCAGGGAATATTATGACTTACGAAGATGCTATATTAGGAGGTCAATTTGATGATGATATAAAAACCACAGGTGAGTTTGCCTCAGATAATATATATCAATCTAATATTAGAGATAGTATAGATCCAAAGACTGGCAACCAAGCATTTGATCCAGCATTTAGTCGTGCAGTTACACTTGAGAACAGAGGTGAGAAGTCAGATCCAGATCCAGGAGATGACAAATCAATAATTTGCACAGAGATGTATCGTCAGACAGGTTTGGATGATTGGTCAAAAGCTATGAAAATCTGGTACATTTATCAGAAAAAATATTTAACACCACTGCATCAAGAAGGTTATCACTTTTTATTTAGACCTTTCGTTAATGGCATGAAGAAAAGTAAAATTATAACAGCGATTGGCAACCATCTAGCAAGAAGAAGAACCAATCACATTAAACACATTTTATTTAAAAAGAAACCAGATTATCTTGGCATGATTTATATGAAAATAGCAGAACCATTAGTTTATGTCGTTGGTAAAATCAGGAGATACTTGAATGATTAAAGATTTTATAATAAAGTATATGAAAGAATTTGTTGATAAAATAATTTTTATCAGAGATTATATTAAATCAAAGTTCAAAGGAGACAAGAATGGCAGAAGTAAAAATAGGAAACTTCGAAGAAAACGCAAAACTCTTTGAAGAGAAGATGGGCTTTCCTCATGACTCTGAAGGATTAGAGTTAACAGAGGAACAATTAACAAATTTTCTTTTACTTTGCATGCAAGAAATGATTATGCCTGAGGAAGAAGAGCAGGAAGAAGAAATGGATGGCGATGTAAAAGTTAAAATTATGAAAGTTGACAGTGGTGACATGAGAGGTATGATGGACGAGATACTTGGTCATGGTTCGCCAAAGGTGATGTAATGCCTTTTAGTAAATACTCACCAAAGCAGAAAAAGTTGGCAAGAGTCGCAAAGCCAAGAAACAAAATAACTGGTGCTGACTTACGAGCATTGGCGAAGAAAAAGAAAAAAGGGAGAAAGAAAAATGCCAGGACATAAAGATAAAGGAGCAATGTCTGATAGAGAAGACACTCTAAAACCAGCAATGGAAATGGGTCCAATGCAAGGAACACAAATGCAAACGAATGCTTTTAATCCTATGCCGACCACATCTCAAGCAGAAATTTTTAAAATGAATCCAGGATTACAACAAGAACTGGAAATGCTTATGAAAGCAGGTGTCGCAAGAAAAAGAGCAGATCTTGCATTTTTAGGAATCGATGATTCTATGATGTCAGACACAGAAGTAAACAACTACATCATTCCACCAGAGTTACAAGAACTTTTAAATCAACAACCACCTCCACCAGAGATGAGAGAGGAAAGTTATAAAACAGACAGACTCTTAACAGAGGGATTAGATGAAATGACTCCAGGAATGACAGACACATTAGATCAAAATATGATGGGTGCTTTAGGTACATTTGAGGCAGGAAAATGAGTATGTTTGGCAGAGGATTAAGAACTGCTCTGGGTGCTATCAATAGACCCATGCCAACAAAAAAAGCAGGCAGAGGTGCTGAGGTCGATTCTAAAAAACTTTTTGATAAAGATGCAGATACTGTTTTAAGATCTGGCATAGAAAATTTAGGTAGAAAAGATCTAGGGATGGATGTTGATGAGCAATTTAAAATGTTGCCAAACACAACTCAGACTATTGCTAATAATCTTATGAGACAAGGTGCTGATGGTCCAAGTGCTGTTTTTAGAGCAATGGCACAATCAGGTGATGAAATTGATTTAGAAGACATCATTGATATTGCAGGTGCAGACGAAGTTGCTGATTCAATAATCACTAAACTTACTGACAAAGATGGTGCATTTCAATTAAGTATTGATGAAGTAAAAGATCTTGCACAAGTTTATCAAAAGAGCGATGTTCCTAATCAGCGAATCATGGGAGAGTTGATGACAGGAATGCTGGAGGGAAATTTTGATGGTCCATCAATGGGTGCATTGAGGAATCTTCCTAATGACTAATCGTCGTGGATTGTATGCTAACATTCATGCAAAAAGAAAACGAATAAAAGCTGGATCCAAAGAGAAGATGAGAAAAAGAGGAACAAAAGGATCACCATCAAAGAAAGATTTTAGGAGGGCAGAAAAAAGTGCCAGGAAAAAGAAAGTTTAAAAAAGTTCCAAAGACCAAAAAAGGCGTGCCAAAGAAGTATGTGGCAGGTGCTAAGAATCCAAAAGCAAGAGAACGAGAGATAAAAAGGACTGCCAAGCTATATAAAGAAGGCAAGTTAACAAAAGCAATGATGCAAAAAATTAGTAAGCAAAGGAGCAAAGGTTAATGGCAGCAACAACTAAGAAGAAAAAGAGCAAGTCTAAAAAAGACATGGGTCGATATTCCTCGATTCCAGGAGCGAGTAGGTTCAGCAAGTCAACACTAGACAAAGTTTACAAAAGAGGTCAAGGTGCATTCTTTAGTTCTGGTTCAAGACCAAAAACTTCACAACACTCTTGGGCAATGGGTCGTGTAAAAAGTTTTGTCAGTGGTAAAGGTGGTGCCAGAAAAGCAGATTCAGATCTTTTAGGTAAAAAGAAGAAAACAAAAAAGAAAGGTTAATTATGGCAAAGAAGTCAGTTGAAGCACCAAAAGGTTTTCACTGGATGAAGTCTGGCAAAGGTTTTAAACTTATGAAAAATCCTGCAGGTGGTTATAAAGCACATAAAGGTTCAAGTTTAAAAGCATCATTTGAGATTCAAAAAGTCCACAAAGGCAAATAATGGCTGAATATCGTGGCAGAAAGGTTACACTTAACAAGCCAAGACGCATTGGTAAAGGCGAACCATCTTATGGTAAAAAGAAGTCTGTCGTTTATGTTATGGATGGTGGTAAAGTAAAAAAAGTTACATTCGGAGATCCTAACATGAAAATAAAAAAGAATCAGCCAAAACGCAGGAGCAATTTTAGATCAAGGCACAACTGTGATAATCCTGGACCAAAAACAAAAGCAAGATATTGGTCTTGTAAGGCATGGTAGTATGAATCAAGAACTTCAAGTTGATATATTAAGACCATTTGGACCACGAATACTTCGTGCAAAAATGCCAATGGATTTTGTAAATTCTTTAAATGAGCAATGTGATAAAATATTGCAAGATGATAATAAAAGAAAAGAACTAGATGAATCAGCAGAGTTGGTTGGTCATGTTGCAGAAGAACTAAGATGTGATATGAACGCACCAGAGATGAATCCTTTTGGAAAATTTCTTGGCAATCTTACAAGAGGTTTGCATGATGAGTTCATGAAAGAAAAAGGAACAAGAGGAAATGATGCAATACCACAGCAGATAATCATTCACAGTTCTTGGTTTGTAAGATCTTTTGAGGCAGATTACAATCCAACTCACATTCACACCAATGGTACATTTTCTTGTGTTGCATATTTAAAAGTGCCAGAGGGAATAAGTGAAAAGAACACAAGAAACACCAAAGAAAAATACGCAACAGAAGGTTACATTGATTTTATTTATGGCTCTAGTTCTATTGTCACTCCAGGAAATTTATGTTGCATGCCTGTCGTTGGAGATCTTTTTATATTTCCATCACATTTGTTTCATACTGTTTATCCTTTCTTTGGTGAAGGTGAAAGAAGATCTTTTTCAGCAAATATAAGTTTAACTTCGGAGCAAAATAATGTCAGTTAAAAAAGTTGCGAATGCAGAGATAAGAGCAGCAAAAAAATTTTTAAAATCTAAAAAAATATCTACAGACGAATTAAGTCCAAAGAAGTTTGCGAAGTTAGCAAAAACATTAGACAAAGGATTTAAGGAAACATTACAGATACTGGCCAGAGAACTCAGTAGTGGTCAAGTGTAATGGCTGAACTAAGACCATACAATCCAACACTTAGAGAAAGAACAAAGCAATATATTGCTGGTGCTTTAACTAATCTTGGCATGGATAATTATATGGCACAAAAGACTGCTCGAGGTTTTACAGGATCAACAAGACCAGATCTTAACATGGCAGAAGCATCTGGTGTTTTAGAATTTACACCTGTCGGACTTGCTTTTGGTTTAGATGAATCTGTCCGAGGATTAAAAACAGCACAAACACCACTTGATTATGCTATTGAAGGCACGATTGGTGCAGTTACTCTTGGTGAATCAGTAGCCAAAGCATTCCCATTTACACAGCAAACAATTAAATTTTTAAGAAGTTTAAAATCTAAGAATAAAAGTATAGCAGATGAGATAGTAGATGAGCAAAAGAGAGGAACATTGAAAACTATGGGCAAAGGTGCATTGGCGACTGTTGCAGCAGAGCCATTAATTGGTGCTTTAGGTAATGTGCCAAAGGCAAAAGTCGCCAAAGAGATACCATTTACAACTGTAAAAAAGATTGATGAGGTAATGGATTCTGCAGATGCTGGTTCACTTAAAAAACTTATACCAAATCCAAAAACACTTTTTGCATGGTTTAACAAAGGCAATGCAGACAATCTTTTTACGAAAAGTGCTGATGATTTTTTAGAAGAAGCAGATGGCAATATTGAAAAAGCTAATGATTTAATGATAGAGCAGTTGGATGGAAATCTAGATTTTTATGATGCATATCCAGATGACTTTCCAGGAGAAAGCAGAGAAACTTATTTTGAGGAGAATGTTGTTAATATTCTCAAAAAGGATCTTACAGAATGAATATAAGCAAGTATCTAAGATCCATATCTCCAGAATTAAAAAGTTGGATTAATTCTCTTGCTATGAAATCAAAAGACCCAACAGTTGAAGCAAGGAGGATTGTGACTCAAGGTGGTGAAAAATTAAAAAAGATTGATATGTTCTCACCAGAGTCTTTTGAACTCTTTGATAAACAAGATCTTGATAGTGTTGCAAGATCAGCACAAAGTGGTGGTGGTACTCAGTTTAGAGATTTTTATTCTGTTGGTCTTATAGATCCAGATGATTATAGGAAACTTGCTGCAAGGCTGACAGACGATAAACTTCCTGATGATTACATGTTTGATCCTATATCTAAAGACATGATGAGCCAAACCAATGAAAATGTCGCATCAATTAAAGACACAATATCAGAAAAAATACCATTAGGTGGTCCAGAATATACTTCTGGTGTTCCACAGTTGGGATATAAAGTATTAAAAGGTGCTGATGATAAACCAATAATACAAATAGATATGCATGAAGGTCGTCATCGCATGAGAGCATTAAAAGATCTTGGGTCTGATGAAGCACTGGTACAATTATTTGGAGATGCAGATATTAAAAACTTACCACCAGACACACCTATTTATGATGAGTTAAGCACAATGCAACAAGATGGTGGAAGATATGTTGGTAAGTTAGGAGATATTTTAAAAATTTTAGGTTTTGGTGGAGTTGCTGTAAAAGGTGCATTAAGTAATTTACCAGACGACACAACTTGATTTATTGAACAGAAACGATTACAATGTTAAATAGGACTAAATTTTCAAAACTGCTAAAAGGAGGCAAAATCATGGATCATGGCAAAAAGAAAAAAGGCATGAAGAAAAAGAAAATGGTAATGAAAAAGAAGCCAATGAAAAAGAAAAAGATGAAGGGATATGGAAAATAAAAAAGATGTAACAATTAATGTTACAGGTGTTTCCATGTCTGGAGAGGCAGACATAAATGAACACAACAGAACTTCTTCAGATAATAAAAAAGAATCTGAGGACGAAAAGATCTGCGATAGCAGAGAAGATGATTGATGGTGGGGAGTCCGATTATCAATCATATATAAAAGACGTTGGTATCGCACAAGGGATAGAAGATGCTTGTGCGATTATCGATGAAACATTAAAAGAAATAAATAGAGAGGATGATTAAACATGTCTCATCAGCATGCAATATACACCGACAGTCTGAGCAAAGCAACTGTTGGTTCACACCAGTTACCAATACCAATGAACTGGAAAATTTTAATTCAACCAAATGAGATAAAAGCAAAGACAAAAGGTGGCATCCTTTTGCCTGATAAAGTCAAAGAAAATGAGCAAATACTTACTGCACATGGAACAGTTTGTGCAATAGGTGAACTGGCATATCGAGATAGAGATACAGGTCAGTCATGGAGAATGACTAGATTACCAAAAATTGGTGACCAAGTTACATATGGAAAATATGCTGGTCAAAAGATAGTTGTTCAAAATGTTAGATTTTTACTTCTGAATGATGACGAGATTACAGCAATCTTGCCTGAGGGAGTAGAAGTAACTGCATACATTTAAAGGAGGTTTATCATGGCAGAAGTCAACGATGTAATGCAAGAAATTCAAGGTGAAATTGACGACAAGAAGAAAGAACTTGAAATAGAAGTGGTTGAAAACGAACCACCAAAGCAAGAAGTAAAGGTTGAAGAACAGCAACCAGAACAAAAACCAGAGGAAAAACCAAAGCAAGAAAAAGCTGAGGAAGATTCTGAATATGGTCGCAAAGTTCAAAAACGAATAAAAAATGTATTAGCTGATAAAAAGAAAGCTGAAGAAGAAGCAAAGTTATATAAATCTCAACTTGATGATTTGCAAAATAGATTAAATCGACTTGAAGAGGGCAGTGTAAAACAAGCTGAAACTAATTTTCAAGAAAGATATAATCAAACTAAGACAGCACTTGCCAAAGCTATCGAGGAAGGTGACACAGAAGCACAGCTTAATTTTACAGAACAAATGGCTGATATGAGATCTGCTTTTAGGATTCAGCAAATGCAAGAGCAAGCAAGGCAAAATCAATCAGCATCACCAACAGTAGGAAAAGCAGAACAAGAAGTATCAAATCCTGCACCACCACTAGCAATGAGATGGTGGGAAGAAAATACTTGGTTCAATGCCAAAGGTTTTGAGAGAGAGTCAGCAGTTGCTAGATCTATCGATGTTCAACTTGATGCTGAAGGATATGACAAAAATTCACCTGATTATTATAAAACTTTAAATAATCGTTTACGAAAGCTGTATCCCGAGTTAATATCAGGAAAGGACGACGAAGTTGGCCAGACTAAGCCAAGAGCAAAAAGCAGAGATCCAGTCGCACCAACTGCAGGTGGCTCAGCTTATAAAGGCAACAGAGTCAAAGTAACAAGAGACGAACTTGCTATTGCTAGGGAACTTGGTATAACGGATGAAAAGGCATTAAAAAAATATGCAAATGAAATTCAAAAAACTAAAACAAGGAGTTAGTAATGACTGAAAAAAGAAATGTTCGTTCAAACGATTTAAGGATGTCAATCAGAGATGAGGAAAGTAGACCTCAAACAAATTGGCAACCACCAGCATTGTTGGATGCTCCAGAAGTACGTCCTGGAATGGTTCAACGATGGGTCGCAACCTCGATTCAGGGTAAGGACACTCCAGACAACGTATACAAACGTATGCGTGAAGGATGGGAACCACGTAAAGCAGAAACTGTGAAAGGTCAGTTGTTTCCGACGATTAATCATGGTCAGTGGGCAGGTTGTATTGGCATAGAGGGAATGTTGCTGTGTGAGATGCCTAAAGATAAATATAAATCTATGAAGGCATATTATAGTGAAAAAAGCACTCAGCAAAACGAATCTTTGGCAGGCGATTTGGATGCTTTAGGACGTAGAGCAGGACAACCAATCTATCAAGAGAGGAAGAGTTCTGTTATGGGTGGCAGAAAAGAAGTTTCTGCTATGGATGATTAACACTTTAATATAAGGAGATAGCATTATGGCAAATCCAAATGCAGCTTATGGTTTAATACCAGTCCGTCATATGAGTGGAAACAGTCCTCGTGCAAACAAATATACTATCACATCTGGATTAGCAGAGAATATTTTTACTGGCGATCTAGTTATTCTTACAGCGGATGGTGTTATAACACCTCATACTGCAACAGAGACAAATAATATAGGTGTTTTCGCAGGAGTGTCTTACACTGCGTCAGACGGAAGTTATGTCTATTCACAATATTGGCCATCAGGAACAGTAGCAACCGACATTGTTGCTTATGTCTATGATGATCCATATACTGTGTTTAGAATTCAGTCAGCAGGTACACCTGCTCAGACAAGTGTTGGGGAATGTGCTGACGTAGTCGCAGGTTCAGGCTCAACAACAACAGGTCAGTCTGGTTTCACATTAAATGGAACTATGTCTAATGGAACAGCAACTTGCAAAATTCTTGGTCTATGGGAAGATCCATCCAATAGTTTTGCTCAATATGCACAGCTTGAAGTTCTCATTAATGAGCACTTATTAAAAGCTACAGCAGGAATATAAGGAGAGTAATTTATGTCTATGAATAGAGCACAATTTGCAAAAATGCTCGAACCAGGATTGAATACTCTCTTTGGTCTCGAGTATGACAGCTATCCACCAGAATATACACCTGTATTTGATCAGAACACTTCTCAAAAAGCATTTGAAGAAGATGTATTGTTAACAGGTTTTGGCAATGCACCAACAAAAGATGAAGGTGCTGCAATATCATATGATACTGCAAGTCAACAGTGGACAGCTAGATACCAACACGAAACTATCGCATTGGCTTTTTCAATAACTGAGGAAGCAGAAGAAGATGGATTATATGGATCTATTGCCTCAAGATACACAAAGGCATTAGCAAGATCTATGGCTGCAACTAAAGAAATTAAAGCAGCAACCATTTTAAATAATGCGACAACTGCAGGTGTTTACGCAGGTGGAGATGGTGTGGCATTATTAAGCACATCACATCCAACTCAAAGTGGAAATCAAAGTAACACTTTGGCAACTGCTGCAGACTTATCTGAGACCTCATTAGAGTCTCTTTTAATCCAAATTGCTGATATGAAAGATGAAAGAGGATTAAGAATTGCTGCCCAAGGCACAATGCTTATTATTCCAACAGCATATACTTTCACAGCAGAGAGACTTTTGGAAACTCAGTTAAGAACTGGAACAGCAGATAACGACATTAATGCTATCAGATCTGGTGGTTACTTGCCACAAGGTTATCACATTATGAGAAGATTGACTGACAGTGATCAGTTTTTCATCAAGACTGATGTGCCTGATGGACTTAAAATGTTTCAAAGATCCCCACTTAAAAAAGGTGTAGAGGGAGACTTTGAGACTGGTAATGTTCGTTACAAAGTTCGTGAAAGATACTCTTTTGGTTTTACTGACTGGAGAGGAATCTTTGGAACAGAAGGTGCTGCATAACAGTTCCTCCAGTGGAGGGAGAAGATGGGCTCTCCCTCCAAATTTTAACCTTGACAGCGAAAGCTGACATTTGCCAAGACAAGGAGAATAAAAATGGCTAAATCAACTTTTTCTGGTCCAGTTGTATCAAACAATGGATTTATACAAGCTGGATCTAATAATATTGTAGATATTACAGCAGAAACAACATTAACATTTAATGACCACGCAGGTCGTATCATCGAAGTCAATGACGCAGATGGTGCAGTAACACTACCATCAATAAAGTCTGGAGAGTTAGGTGCTAAATATACTTTTTTTATAGGCACAGATGCAACTGATTTAGATATTAAAACAGATGGCACTGACAAATTCGTTGGTTCATTAACAGTTGCAATAACAGATGATGCAGAAAAAACTTTTATACCTGCATCAACGAATGACGTTATATCATTAAATGGTGGCACACAAGGTGGAGATAAATTTTCTTATCTTGAGATTACAGCATTAGCAACTGCAGAATATATGGTACAAGGTGTTTTAATAGGTTCTGGCTCATTGGCTACACCATTTGCTGACAGTTAATAGGAGGATATAATGGCTGATATTACATCAAGCACTATTCTTTCTGAAAACACTAGCGAAATCGTAATGGCATTCCAATATCAATATGTTGATACTGGGAATGAATCTGCAGTAACTAAAGTCGATGTTTCAACATTACAAGCAAATGCTAATGGTGATGCATGCACAGGTGTAAAAATATTAAAGTGTACATGGGTTGTTAAAGGCATGACTGTGCAAGTTTTAGCAGGTGCCAGCACAAATATAATTATGCTTAATCTTGATGAAGGTCAATCTGGTGAAGTAGATTATAAAGAAGTTGGTGGTCTGCCTAATACAAAACAGACAGGAACAAGTCCAACTGGTGACATAAAATTTACTACAACAGGTGCAGGTTCAGGTGATTCTTATCAAATTGTTTTAACGATGAAAAAGAAATATGGATAAGGTGAACTATGGCAACATCAGGAACAGTTACTTTTAGACCTAATGTTGAGGAAATAATAAATGAAGCATACGAGAGATGTGGTCTTGATATCCAAACTAGAACTGGATATCAAGCAGTCTCTGCAAGAAGAAGTTTAAATTTATTATTTTCTGAATGGGCTAATCGTGGAATTAATTATTGGACAGTACAACAAAGAACTTTAACTTTGGCAACAGATACATCTTCGTATGATCTGCCTGCAGGTGTTTTAGATTTATTGGATGTTGTTATTTATGATAGTGCAGACGCAACAAGAACAGATACTATTATAAATAGAGTTACAATCTCTGAATATAATCAAATACCAAATAAATCAGATACAGGCAAACCAAATCAATATATGTTGGATAAAGGCAGGCAATCTGGATCCAATAACATTTATAAACTTTTTTTATGGCAAACACCAGACAGGAACACATACAGATTAAATTATTGGTCTATGAATCAACTGGAAGATATAACTGCGTCAAATGAAGATACAGATATTCCTTATACATGGTCAGAATGTATTTGTGCAGGATTAGCATCTAAATTATCTGTAAAATTTGCACCAGATAAATTTCCATTATTAAATAATTTGTATAAAGAAGCATTTGAGTATGCATCAACAAATGATAATGATGGTGTCAGTTTAAAATTACAACCAACAGGACTTAATTTGAGATAATGGCTAAGTATGCAAGAGGATCTAAATCAAAAGCTATAAGTGATATTTCTGGCTTTGAAGTTCCTTATCCAAAATTAAAAACAACTTATGATAATTTACGAGTTGAGCCAGAAGAGTTTGATCCTAAGCATCCTCAACTTACACCTGCAAAAAATGTAATAGACGCAACTGCATTATTTAATCCAAGACCAGATAATGATCCAGAAAATATAACTATTTTATTGGGATTTACACAAAATATTTTTGCATCTAAAATAGAAAAAAGTCAAAATTCTATTGGCATTCCTGGACATGCAAGAATTGGTGTTTTTACACCAGAAGTAGTGCAAAGTTCAACACCAAATGCTTCTTCAAATGCAGGAACAGGTGCTCTAGGCACATTTGAAATTCAAGCACAAATTGATGAAACAGGAGTAGCAGGCACAGGTGCAGTAGGAAACGAAAGTATTGAGTTTGGTGCTGATATAACAGGAACAGGAGTAGCAGGAACAGGTGCAGTAGGAACAACATCATCATCACCAACAACATATACAGTTACAGTTGTATCAACAGACAGTGGTAATAAATATGTTATTGATGGAACACAACAACCAACATTATCATTAATTAGAGGTAATACATATGTCTTTGATTGGTCTGGTGCAACAAGTCATCCAGTAAGATTTTCAACAACTTCTGATGGCACTCATGGTGTTGGTTCAGAATACACCACAGGTGTTACAAAAGACGATAGTGGATATAAAACAACTATCGTTGTGAGTGGTGATGCACCAGATAATTTATATTATTATTGCCAATATCATTCGGGAATGGGTGGTGCTATCAATGTATCATTTACACCATCTGTAACATTAGAAGCAAGTATCACAGAAGTTGGTGTTGCTGGAACAGGTGCAGTCGAGCCATTTGGTGTATCAGGCAATGGTAACGTCCAAATCAATGTAACTGGAACTTCTGGTGTTGCTGGCACAGGTGTTGCTGGTGCAGAGATACCATCCTCACAAGTTGTAGCAACAGGTGTTGCTGGAACAGGAACAACAGGTGTAGAAATTGTTGAATCTGATTTTGTTTTTGATGAAACAGGAGTTTCTGGAACAGGAGCAATAGGAACAGGAACACCATTTGCATCCATAGATGAAACAGGAGTTGCTGGAACAGGAACAACAGGAAACGAAAGTATTGAAGCATCTATCACAGAGGTTGGTGTTGCAGGAACAGGAGCGACAGGAACAGAAAGCATTGAAGCAGATGTTACTATAACAGAAACAGGAGTTGCAGGAACAGGTGCTATTGGTAATTATAATACATTCTCTGGAACTGATGTAGGTGTTACAGGTATTGCAGGCACAGGAGCAATAGGAACAGAGATACCAGAAGCATCTATAACAGAAACAGGAGTTGCAGGCACAGGTGCAATAGGTACAGAAGTGCCATTCGCATCTATAACAGAAACAGGAGTTGCAGGCACAGGTGCTATTGGTTCAGAAAGTATAATTGTTGATTGTACAATAACAGAAACAGGAGTTGCAGGCACAGGTGCAATAGGTACAGAAGTTCCACAGGCATCTATAACCGAGACAGGAGTAGCAGGAACAGGAGCAGTAGGCACAGAATCACTCGAACTTAATGCAGTTGAAACAGGAGTTGCAGGCACAGGTGCAGTTGAAGGATTTGGATTATCTGGTGATGGCAATGTACAAATTAATGTAACTGGAACTTCTGGCGTCTCAGGAACAGGAGATGTTGGAAATGAAGTATCATCTTCACAAGTTATAGAAACAGGAGTTGCAGGCACAGGAGCAACAGGAACTGAAAGTATCACTGTAAACCAAGAGTGGGGAAGTGGCACTTGGGGTGATGGAACATGGGGAAATTAAAATGAACTTTACACAATTAAAAACTAATATACAAAATTTTATAGAAGACGACTCAACTGAACTTGATACATCTATACCAGAAATAATCAAGCAATCAGAAAGTATGATATTTGCAAGATTACCTAATCTGCCATGTTATAGACAAACAAATACTGGTAATTTTTCTATAGGCACTGCTACAATAAATGTTGGTAATGCAAGAATGGTTAGGCAGGTACAAATAACCACATCATCAAGTAATGTTGTTTATTTAAAACATAGAACAGACAGTTATATAAAAGATTTTAGACCTGATGTTACAACACAAGGACAACCAGAGTTTTATGCAACAAAAAAAGCTACAACCTCTGGAATACAAGTGTTGGTAAGTCCTGTGCCATCTGCAACTTTGGCATATGAGATTGATTTTATAGGTTTAGAAACAGGATTATCTGACAGCAATGCAAACAGCTGGATAGGTGATAACGCAGAACAAGTTCTGTTGTCTGCTGCTTTATATGAAACTTCTACTTTTCTTAAAGCACCAGATACAGTAAACTTGTATAAACAGCAATTTGATGAAGCAATAGCATTGTTTCAACAAGAAATGCAAAGAAACTATGCGAGTGAATACGAAGGAGGCATTTAATGGCAATTACACAAGCAATGTGCACCAGTTTCAAATCTGAGATTTTACAAGAAGGTCATCAGCTAGCAACTGACACAATAAAATTAGCATTGTTTACAAGCAGTGCAAGTCTAGGAGCAGGAACCACAGCTTATTCAACCAGTAACGAAGTCTCTGGAACTGGTTATACAGCAGGTGGTGTTACTCTTACAAGTACAACTGTTTCAACATCAGGAACCACAGCTTTTTTTGATGCAGCAGATCCAGAATTTACAAGTGCATCATTTACTGCTAGAGGAGCATTAATATATAATTCATCTAATAGTGATAAAGCTATAGCAGTTTTAGATTTTGGTGGTGATTTTACAGTGTCATCAGGAACTTTTAAAATAGTTTTTCCAGCAGCAGGAACAAGTGCAATTATAAGGATTGACTAATGGCGACCTATGTAAATAATTTAAGACTTAAAGAGATAACAACTGGTGATGAATCAGGAACGTGGGGTACATCAACAAACACTAACCTTGAATTAATTGGTGAGGCATTAGGGTTTGGCACAGAAGCTATAACAACTAATGCTGATGCACATGCCACTACCATAGCAGATGGAAGTTCTGATGCTGGTAGAGCTATGTATCTCAAATATACTGGTACATTAGATTCAGCTTGTACTATTACTATAACACCAAACAATATGAAAAGAGTTCATATTATTGAAAATGCCACAAGTGGATCTCAAAATATAATAATTAAGCAAGCATCGAGTGGTGGTGGTGATATGGTAACTATTGCTCCAGGAACAGCTAAAGTTATTTACTTGGATGGTGGCAGTGGCAGTGCAACAGTGCAAGAAGCATTTGCTCATCTTGCAGTTCCAGATCTAACTGTTGAGGATGATTTAATCGTTGCAGATGATTTGACTCTTAATTCAGATAGTTCTGTAATTAACATGGGTGCTGGCAACGATGTAACATTTACACATGATGGCACAACAGGATTAACTATTGCAGCAACACCTATATCTATTGACTCAACTGGTGAACTTCACCTTAATTCAACAACTGGTGATATTAAATTACAAGATGGTGGAACTGATCAACTTGCTTTTGATTTAGATGGCACTGCTGGTGAAGTTATAATGAAACCAATGGTTGATTCAGATGATTTAGTTATTCAACAATATGATGGCACAGAAGTAATTAGAGTTGAAGACAATGCAAGTCTTGGATTAGTTGGTAATAAATTAAATATTGCTAATTCATCAAGTGATGTTGTAATAAAACCACTTACTGATGCAAAGGATATTATATTTCAACAATATGATGGCACTGCAGTTATGACAGTGGAAGATAATGTTTCTTTAGCTATCAATAATGACGTGACAGTGGCAGGCAGAGGTACAGGTAATCAAGAAACAGATAATGATGGTGATTTTGATTTATCAACTGCCAACTTTTTCAAATGCACACCATCTGGTAACATTACATTAACATTTAGCAATCCTGCAGAAGGACAATCTGGAACAGTTATGTTAGTTAATACTGGTGGTCATACTATATCAGCACATGCCAGTGTGGCAATAAACGCAGATATATTGACAGCATTGACAACTGCAGGAACTTATATGATTAATTATTATTGCTCTGCTGCAAGTGGTGATAACACAATATTGGTAGGTGCAACTGGGGCATTAACATAAAATGAGTATACTTCCTGCATCTGGTGTTGGTGATGTAAGCACAGGTTTTTACAATGGTGTTATAGATCAATCTTTACGTTTTGAAGATGGGGATAGTTCTTATCTACTTAGAACACCATCAAGTGCAGGGAATAGTAAAACCTTTACTATTAGTATGTGGGTTAAAAGGGCAAATATAGATATTACATCTGTCTTAATAAATGTATTTGTATCAGCTTCACCAAATAATCAAGGTCTTTTAAGATTTACTTCTAATCAGTTACAATTCACTAATTTTAGTGGTGAGTATGATATTCAAACAAATAGAGTTTTTAGAGATACAAGTAATTTTTTTCATGTACTCATTAGAGTTGATACCACGCAATCTACTGCTTCAGAAAGAATAAAAATATATATAAATGGAACATTACAAACAAGTCTTGCAACTTCAACTTATCCAACTCAAAATTTAGATTTAGAATGGAATACTACTAATAAACATTTAATAGGTGCAAGAACAGATAATTCAACACCAACCCCTATACAAAGATTTGATGGTTATTTGGCTGAAATAAATTTAAGAGATGGAGAAGCACTTGGTCCTGAATCTTTTGGCGAAACCAAGAATGGTGTATGGATTGCTAAAAAATATACTGGTTCATATGGTACAAATGGATTTAGATTAACTTTTGCAGATAGTAGTTCTTTAGGTGATGACACAAGTGGTAATGGCAATGATTTTACATCTAGTGGATTAGCATCTACAGATGTTGTACTAGATAGTCCAGAGAATAATTTCTGCACAAGTAATCCCTTAGACCCTGCAGAAACTACTTCAGTAACATTATCAGAGGGAAATTTAAAAAATACTGGCTCAACAACTTCTTATTCAGGTGCAGTAGGCTCAAGTTTTACTGTCACTTCTGGCAAGTGGTATTGGGAAGCAAGAATTAATGTAGAAAGAGTTGCAGGGACAAATGTTTATCCATTTATAGGTTGTGCAGTTGATTTTGATAATGAAATTCATAAAAATAATAATAGTAATATTCCAAGTATTGCTTCTGGCGTTGATGGTTGGTCTTGGGAAGCTGATGGAGATGTTAAGCTAATTGGAACTGGGTCAAGAGCAGTAACAAGTGTGAGTAATCCATCAGCAGGTGATATTTTAGGGTTTGCTATGGATTTGGATAATGGCACAGTACATTTTTATTTAAATAACACTGCTCAAAATTCTGGAAATGCAGTAATTACTGGCATAACTGGTCTTGCAAATTGCCCAATGGCAGGAGTTTATGCTACTGGTTCTGCAACAATGAATTTTGGACAAGATAGTTCTTTTGCAGGAGAAGAAACTGCACAAGGCAATACAGATGGTAATGGCATAGGCGATTTTTATTATGCACCACCAAGTGGCTATCTAGCATTATGTTCATCAAACCTACCAGACGTTACGATAGGTCCAGACAGTGACACACAAGCAGATGACCATCATACCTCAGTTCTTTATACAGCTAACAGTCAAACAGCACAAACTATAACTGGTGTTGGTATGCAAGCAGATTGGTTGTGGTTTAAACAAAGAAGTAGAGCAGATTCTCATTCACTATTTGATACTTCAAGAGGTATTGATAAACCATTTAGACTTCCTGTTGTTGATGCTGAATTTGACAATGCAAATTTAGTTACTGCTGTTGGTGCAGATGGATTTACATTAGGAACAGATCCTTATGCTTGGGTAAATTATCAATCAGATACTATGGTTGCTTGGCTTTGGAAAGCAAATGGTGGAACTACAACAACTAATAACGCAGGGTCTAATGGAGCAGACATCGCAAGCACATTTCAAGCAAATACAACAGCAGGATTTTCTATTGTGACTTTTACTGGAAATGGAGATGATAGCAGTAATTTAGTAGCTCATGGACTTGGTAAAAAACCTGCTTGGTATTTAGTCAAAGACAGAGATTCAAATGGTGCTGGATATTTTATGGTTTATCATCAAGCAATGCCTGATAGAGGTGGCACAAGTCGTGCTAGTGCAGATAATTTATTTTTAAATTTAAATAATTTAGCAAATTCTCAAGGTTTTGGTTCTTCTGATGACAATACAACTGCATTATTTGAACCTGCTGTTACAACATATAATAATGTTAATGGCAATGATTACGTTGCTTATGTATTCGCTGAAATTGAGGGCTATTCTAAGTTTGGCTCGTTTGTAGGCAATAATTTATTAGATGGACCATATGTTTATCTAGGTTTTAGACCTGCTTGGCTGATGGCGAAACGAGCAGATGTTGCAAGTGATTGGTTTATTTTAGATAACAAAAGGTCACCAGTGAATGTAGTTGGTGGAGGTGGAGTAGGTCAGTTGGCTGCAAATCAATCGTATGCGGAGAGCAGTTTATCAACGTATGCTATTGTTGATTTTCTGAGTAATGGTTTTAAAATGAGAAGTGACATGAATCAAGGATATTGGAACGCATCAGGTGGAACATATGTATACATGGCATTTGCCGAGCAACCATTTAAATTTAGTAATGCAAGATAGGAGATAATATGCCTTGGAAACATAATGGTAGAGAAATAAAAGTAGGAAAAGCATGGGTGGCAGATGATGGCACTCAACATCCTGCACAATGGACAAGATGGTCAGATGATGATAAAAAAGCTAAAGGTTTAACTTGGGAAGATCCTCCAGCATCTGAAGCACCTTTTAATACAAATTTTTATTTGGGGAGAAAAGAAGATGGCAGTTTAATTGAACGCAGTCTTACAGATGTAAAAGAAGTTGACGGAGATGGTAAGGCTGTCTTAGACCCAGATGGGAATCAAATAGTAACTCCTGGTTTAAAATCTATTTGGGTTGCTCAAACTAAAAAAACAGCACAAGATAAATTAAACAAGCACGATTGGATGGTTGTTAGAAATGTTGAAAAGTCAACAACAATACCTTCTGATGTTACAACATACAGAGATGCTGTTAGAACAAAATGTGCTTCTATTGAAACAGCTATAAATAATTGTTCTAATCTAACTCAATTTATGGCATTGTTTGATGCACCTGTTGATAGCGATAATAAACCAACTGGAGATCCTGCACCAATAAATGATTTTCCAGATGAGATCTAATAATGACTCAAAAGAGATTGCAAAAAGAATCTGTATATGCTGATTATGATGAGGATGGTGATGGTATAGTTTCTGATGAGGAATTAAGTCATATAAAAGAAATAAAGCAAACTGAAACTCAGTTAAGAAAAAATTTAGCACAATTAAGGATGGCGAGATATACTTTAATTTCTATGGGTGCTTTTACAGTTGCTATGTTTTTTGTGCCCATCGAAAGAGTTAATGCACTCTCTGATATTAGCAATTTATTTTATATTTCTGGTGCTGGTATCGTTGGTGCTTATATGGGAACAACAGCTTGGATGAATAGGAATGGAAAGTGAAACCTGCATTTGTGTTATTGTGTTATTTAGCAGGGAATCCTGCAGGGATGCTTCATTTTGCGAATGTTAATAATTGTGATTATTTTAAAAAATTTTTAGACAATCAAACAATTAAAATTGGGGAAGAAATAAAAAACTATAATTGTTACTGTAAATTAGTTAAAGTTAATGAAAACATGAGGTTATATTGATGTTACAAGCACTTATTGGACCAGCCACAAAATTATTAGGTAAATTTATTGAAGATAAAGATGTTAAGAATAAATTAGCACATGAGATTGCAACGATGGCAGAAAAACACGCTCAAGAACTTGCAAAAGGTCAATTAGAAATAAATAAAACAGAAGCACAACACAGAAGTATATTCGTTGCTGGCTGGAGACCTTTTGTTGGATGGACTTGTGGTGTTGCATTGGCTTGGCATTTTGTTTTAGCACCATTTATAATGTTTTTCTCAGCATATTTTGGTGTTGAATTACCAAAGTTGCCAACATTTGACATGGAATCTTTGTTGACTGTTCTTATGGGCATGCTAGGTTTGGGTGGTTTAAGGACATTTGAAAAATTTAAAGGAATAACAAAATGATTTGCGAAAGATGCAAAGTTAATATGAGTGAAACAGAAATAAAAGGTGTTTACAAATGTCCTATTTGTGGTGTTATAGATAATGATAGGTTGAAAAAATGAATATTGAACAATTAAGAGAAGAATTAAAAATAGATGAAGGTGTAAAATATGAAATTTATCTCGATCATTTAGGACTACCAACTTGTGGAATAGGTCATTTAATAAAAGATACAGATCCAGAACATGGACTTCCTATTGGTGCTGAGATACCAGAGGAAAGAGTTAATGAATTATTTGAGGAGGATCTAAAAATAACTGTTGATGAGTGTAAACTTATTTATAATGATTTTGATGATTTACCAAAAGAAGCACAGCACATTATAGCTAACATGATGTTTAATATGGGCAGACCAAGATTGTCTAGATTTCATAAAATGAAACAAGCAGTTGATAATCGTGATTGGCAAGAAGCATCAGTCCAGATGAAAGATTCAAGGTGGTATAAACAAGTTACAAATAGAGCAGAAAGACTTTGTGAAAGAATGAGGAATGTTTAAAATTGACATTAAGATTATTAAAATTTAAATCAGGTATTGTAAAAGATATAACAGAATATGCTGCAGGTAAAAATGGACCATTTTATGTAGATGGCAATCTTGTAAGATTTGTAAATGGATATCCAGAAAAAATAGGTGGTTGGCAACAAGAAGATTATTTTAGAACAACAGCAACAAGCACAACGACCACAGCTCAAGGAACACCTAAAAAAATAATTTTTTGGAGAAGCACAAATGATGGTGCAGATAGAATTGCTCTAGGAACACACTCACATTTATACATATTGAAAGCAGATGTTTTGTATGATATAACACCACTTAGAAAAACATCATCATCATTAAGTAATCCACTTGCGACAACAAGTGGCTCGACAACAGTGACTGTTACTGATACTTCTCATGGTGCGACCACAGGCGATTATGTCGTTTTAGATAGTGCATCTGCTGTAGGTGGTATCTCTGCTGATACATTAAATAGAGTTGAAGGTTATGAGATAACTAAAATCACAGATAACAGCTATTCTTTTGAGTCTCCAGACACAGCATCGAGCACAGTTTCTTCTGGTGGTGGGACATTAAATATAAAATATCTTATTGGTAATGCTGAAAGTGTCGGAATTCAAAGTTCAGATCCCGCACTTGGTTGGGGAGTTGGTGCTTGGGGAGACAGCACTTGGGGAACTGCAAGAACAACATCAACATCAGACGTTTCTCTTGAAGCAACACAATGGTCTTTGCAGATCTGGGGAGACGATTTATTAGCCAATAATAGGTTAGGTCAAATATATTATTGGGATACATCTGGTGGCGAAAATCAAAGAGCAGTCCTTGTTTCAAGTCTTGGAGGTGCATCTGGTGTTCCAACGCAAAATAGGATGTTGAGCATATCTTTCCCAGATAGACATTTAGTCGTTGCTGGAACAAACAATCTTTCTGATGGTGTTTTTGATCCAATGTTAGTTAGATTTTCAGACCAAGAGGATTTTACTAATTTTACAGTGACAGCATCTAATACTGCAGGTGATCAGAGATTAGAAGTTGGCAATAAAATTGTAGCAATAACACCAACTAAAAACGAGACTTTTATACAAACAGATGAAGCAGCATATGCAATGACTTTTACTGGACCACCATTTACATTTTCATTTAGATTGTTAGGTGTTAATTGTGGTGCTGTTGCTATCAATGGAACTATTAGTGTTGATGGCACTATCTATTGGATTGGTAAAAGTAATTTCTTTGTTTATAATGGCAATATTCAAGAACTTCCTTGTTCTGTTCAACACTTTGTATTTGATAGAATGCAATTAAGATATCAAGATAAAATTCATGTTGGGCATAATAAAAAATTTAATGAGGTTACATGGTTTTATGTAAGCACAGCAAATACTGCAGTTAGTAATCCAGAACCAGACAGCTATGTAACATTTAATTATTCTGAAAATGTTTGGTCTATTGGATCTCTTCAAAGAAATGTTTGGTCTGACGCAACTGGCTTTAGAACAGTTCCTTTTGCTTTTGATAAAGATGCTAAACTTTATAATCATGAAACAGGAACAAGTGATGATGGTTCAGCTATGAATTGCCACATTGAAACATCAGAAGTAGAAATAGATGAAACAGGAAGTAGATTGTTTATGATTGATAAAATCGTGCCAGATACATCTATGACCTCTGACACTAATTTATTTGTTGAATTAAAATCAAGAAAATATCCACAAGCTACAGAGATTACAAAAGGTCCATTCACAGTTACATCATCAACAAGAAAAGTTAGCACCAGAGCCAAAGGCAGGCAGATAGCAATTAAATATTCAAGCACTGGAACTGCTGATGATTGGTCTTTGGGAGATTTTAGAGTCAATGCAAGAGAGGATAGTTCAAGGTGAGCACAATAAGATTGCCAACAGCACCAACATTAATAGCATCATTGCCTGCGTCAGAGTTAGCTTTTTTTAATAAATTTACAGAAATGTTATTATTTAATCAAGCACTGATTGCAGCACTTGAGCAGATTGATATAGAAACAACGAATATGACTCAGACTTCTAATTCTAAAGCAGAAGATGAAGCAACAGCAAAAGGATTTTTCTTTGCCTAATAATTACAAAAATGCAAAAGTAGATTTAACAACAACTAACAATACAACTGTTTATACTTGTCCAACTGCGACTCAAACAATAGTTAAAAGCATACTTGTGAACGATGACAGTGGTAGTGGCTCAACGATAGATGTTACTTTGACAGCTGGATCAGACGTTTTTTCATTGTTCAAAACCAAATCTATTACAGGAAACAATACTGTTGAATTATTAACACAACCAGTTATAATACAGGAAAGTGAGATATTAAAAGTGCAAGCAGCAAATTCAGACAGATTGCATGTTGTTGTAAGTTTTTTAGAGGTAACATAGATGGCTGTTGAGGAATTAGGAGCATTAACAAACATAAGTGATATTGGTGCAGATGGTGTTTATCGCTTTCCTGTTTACCAAACACAAACTAATCAACCAAACCTTTCTCAACAACAGTTGCAAAGTTTATATGGATCTTCTCAGATGCCAGTTTTTCAGTGGATCTCTAAAATCCAAACAGGAGAAAGAACATACGATCCTGCAACAGAAGGTCAACTTTTTGATGAATATGAAGATCTGTATAATTCAGGACAGATCCCTTCAGGATTTAAAACTCCAGGAGAGATAGCCAAAGAGGTTGGTCGAGACATAACACAATCTGCTGTTATAGGTGCAGCAACAGGTGTTGGTAGAGCATTTACAGATCCATATTTAGCAGATACAGGAGCAAAGTTCTCTGAAAAATTATTTGAGGGAGCAAAGTCTGGTCTTGGTTTTGGTGAACTTCCATCAGAGACTATAAGTAAAAATTTTAATATTTCTGATAAACAATTTAATGTTATAAAAAATGAGAATTTATTTTACGATCCAGAGTTAGCTAATTTGAATGCAGCAAAAGCATCAGGCAGAGTAGATGATTTTAATAGATTAAATAGAGTTGTCGATGGAAAACAAATTGTAAAGACTGGCACTGAGACTATTGCTAAAGATGTTAATGTAAATAACAGGAGAAATATAGGAACTGCAGACAATCCTCAATATGCATATAGAAATGAAACTGCAGGTGGTAAGCTAACTGCTAGTAGATCTGATACTCTTGATTATAGTGATTTTGCAGGATCTAACAAAGCAACACCTCCAGGATATTTTGACAGAGTTGGCGATAGATTAACCAGTAAGCAAAATGTTGGTGGTTCTGTTGGTGCTGGTGTTGGTGTATTCTTTACAGACTTATTATTTACAAAAGGTAAAGATCCTGAAAAATCTGCAAAAAAAGCAGTTGGTGCGACTGTTGGCACATATATAGGCAATGCTTTACTTCCAGGATTTGGTGGTGTTATAGGTGGAACGATAGGTGCTGCAGCTGGAGGAAGAGTTATTTGTAATGAACTATCTAGACAAAAGTTAATGACAAGACATCAAGTTGTATTAGATTATAAATTTACCAGAGATTATTTAACACCAACTCATGTAAATGGTTATCACTGCTGGGCAGTTTGGATGGTAAAGCAAATGAGAAAAGGCAGATTTGTTAAATTTTGGAAACATGTTGCTGGTCATCGTGCTAATGAAATATCTTATATTTACAAGAAAAGAAATAAACCAGATTATCTTGGAAAAATATATCGTAAAATATTAGAGCCAACTTGTTATGTGATAGGTTTATTTTGCAAAACAACAGATTGGTCTGTTTTATATAAAAAAAAGGAGATATAAATGGCTTTAGAAGAGATGGGAATAAATGTCCCAGAAGAAGCAAAAGAGAATTTAAAAAATCCATCTGAGTCAATTCAAATAGTTTTGATGTCAAGACTTGCTGAAATGACAAAAGAAGAGTTGGTAATGTTAGATTCTGCGATTACACCTCAAGTGGCAAAAGTTTTAATGAAATTATTACCAGAACTTGAAATGTTAATAAATGCTGTTCAGAAAGAAGGTGGTGATGAAGAAATGCCAGATGAAAAAATGGAAGAAGACATGCCAAAAGAAATGGGTGCTTTAGGTGCAATGTAATGATAATAAGAAGAGCCAATGTTGGCGATATATCAGGAATAATATTTCTGTTACAAATGATGCACGAGGAAACTGTGGTTGATATTCCAAAAATAAATACTGGAAAACTTGTTCACAAAATAAATGAATTGTTGCACACAGGAATAATACTTGTCGCTGTAGATAGTGAAAAAATAATAGGTTCAATATCTGGCCAGAAAAACAAAGATTGGTGGTCTGATGAGGACTACATTGGAGATCTTTGGTATTATGTTATGAAAGATTATAGAAAAAGTGACATTGCTAAAAAAATATTAAATCATTTTGTAAAAATTGTTAAAGAAGTTAAACTACAACTAAGATTAGGACATGTTTTCTCAGGAGATGTCATCCGTAAAGATAAATTTTACGAAAGACAAGGTTTCTTGAGAATTGGTTCTATATATATAGAGGGATAAATGGGTTCACTTTGCACAAATCAACCAATCGTTTTGCCAGACTCATCAAAGGTCGTTCAAGGCACACAGATTCCTGAATGGGTTTCTGCAGCAGGAAAACAAATATTCGAGCAAGCATCGGAATTAGCACAGTCTGAACCAGCACCATTTCCTGCTGCAAGGATTGCAGAATATGGAACAGACGATCAAGGCAATCCAATAAGATTGACTGAGGATGAAAGAGCAGGGATGGACATTTTAAGAGGCAGTCGAGATCGAACACAACAATTTGTAGATAAAGCTGCAAATATAACTGATACTCTTGGTCAAGGATATGATGCTGCAACAAGAGAAGAATTGCTTGGTCCAAGTTTTGATGCAGAGATGGCAGGCAGGTTTCAAGATGTCTTTCAAACAGCAGTCGATCCAGCACTTGAACAATTAGAAAGAGACAGGCAGAATAGACAAATTGGCAATAGGGCAGATGCTGTTCGTGCAGGAGCATTTGGTGGTTCAAGATTAGGTGTAAGAGAAGCATTAACAGATGCAGAGATATCAAGAGCAGGAGCAGATATAAGAAGACAAGCAGGCAGAGAAGCACTTGAATTCGGTGCAGGCAGATTCGATGCTGACAGGGCAGCAAGATTTGGTGCAGAAGATGCATTAAGAGTTGGCTATGAAACAGATGAAGCATCAAGAATAAGGGCAGCACAAGCACAAGCAGATTTAGCACCATTGACTCAAGCATTAGATGAACAACAAGCACTTGGTCTTATAACTGCTGGTGAGGCAAGAAGAAGATTAGACCAAGCAGCACTTGATTTGGGATATGCTGATTTTGTTGAGCAAAGAGAAAGACCTTTCCAAATGTTAAATTTTGCACTTGGTGCATTACAAGGTGTTCCATATGACCAAAGAACAATATCCTTAGAGGAAGGACAACAATTCTTACAACAGCCAAGTATATATGGTCAGACAATAGGTGCTCTAGGAACTGCTGGAAGTTTATATGCTATGGGTAGGAGAGCATAATGGCACCAAGATTATTTGGAACATCAAATACAAATATGAATAATTTAAATCAAGGTGCATTAAGTAATTTGCCATCAAATTTACAGCAAGCATCTTTATTGGCAACTGCTTTAACACCTGCAAGAAAACCTATAGATCCAGCTTTATTGAGTCTTTTATATTTTTCTGAATTAGGCAAGCAAGCATCTCAGCCAGGAGCCACAGCACTTGGTGCAGCAAGCAGTGCAGCAGTAACACCTGCAGCATATTTATTAAAAGATAGACAAGCACAAGCAGATGCTGATAAAACAAGAGCAACATTGACTGCATCACTGGCAGGATCTCTGAAACCAAAGACTGGTGCTCCAAGAGTAGTTAATATGGGACCAGCAATGGATGATGGGGGAAAGCAAAAAACGGATGCTCAAGGAGGTCTTCTCTTTAAATTTAATGTTTATACACCTGATGGCAATGTGGAATCCAGTTATGAAGCACCAAAAACAAGTGGCACAACAGTAAATATCGACAGTGGCAAAAAGATGGATGAAGAATTTGGAAAAAGAACTGTAACAGGTTTATTTTCATTTTTCGATGGTCAAGGAACTGGTCAGAATAAACAGCCAGGAGTAATAGACAAATCATTAAAAGCAAGTCAAGATTTAGGTTTGTTAAATCAAATAAAAAGTCTAATGGATAAGACACAAACTGGTTTTGGTCAATCAACAATAAATACAGGTAAAAAATTATTGAATAGGTTTGGTTTTGATTTTGATTCAAATGCCATAGGTATTGGTGAGAATTTAGAATCATTGAGCAGTGGCATGGTATTGCAAAGTGTATCTCAAATGAAAGGTGCATTGTCAGATAAAGAATTAGCATTTTTAAGCAGTATGCAAGTAAGTCTTGGAAATACAAAAGCAGGAAATTATTTAATATTGCTCTCTGCTGAAAGAGGTATAAAGAAAAACTTAGCATGGAATCAGTTTTTCAAAGATTTTAAAGAAGAAAATAATATAGATCCAGACGCAACATGGAATAGCATGGGCAGTAATTCAAAAGAGAATATAAAATTAGCACAGAAACTGCAAACTAAGTGGCAGGATGAACTTGTTAAAGATCAAAGAAATATTTATCAATTTTTAGTAGATGATAAAAAGCAATTTGTTGAAAAATTAAGAGATCAAGGTGCAGATTTAGATACGATAAGAAATCAAGTAAAAAATAAATATTTCTTTACAAATGATGAAGGCAAGTCTGTTGATGCATTAAAATTTATAAAACCAATATTTGATACAACAATAGGATCTAATTAATGTCAGAATTAAGAGATAAATCTGTTGATGAAATACTTAATTTAATAGAACAAGATGACGACAAGCAATCAGTGGATCTTCCATTTGGTTTAGATAAAGTTGTTGACACTGTTGTGGATACTGCTGTCGGAGCCAAAAAAGCATTTACTGGTGAAGATAAAGAAATAGAATTTGAAAATGCTGGTGAAATAACAGACATAGATATTGGTTTTTTCGAGCAGTTAGCACCAATGCTCAAAATGATGGTATCAAGAACTGACACTGGAAAAGCAGAAATAATAAAAGATACTTATGAAGCAGACGATAGATTTGGTGGTGCATTTGTAGATAAATTTAATAATCCATTAATATTATGGGAAAACAAACCATACTATATAAATAAACCAGGAGCCACAGAAACAGATTTTAGCAATCTTGTAAGTGAGATTCTCAAATTTTATCCTGCAGCAAAGTTTGCATCAACAGCAAAAACAAAAATGGGAACAGCAGGCAAAGGCACAATAGGTTATGGGACAACAGAAGCAGCAAATATTGCAGGCGAGGAACTTGTATCTCCAGACACTTCTGAATCTAAAACTGTGGGAGATAGAGTCAGTGAGGTTGGAGTTAGCACAGCGATAGGTGTTGGTGCTGATTTAGTTGCACCACAAATTGGTAAAGCAGTGGGAGCAGGTCTGAGAGCAGTCACACCTAAAAAATTTGTATCTTCTCTGCCAACAATAACTAAAGATGTTTATGAAACAATAACAAAATCTAAATATCCTCTTACAAAAGGTCAAGCAACCACCAAACCTTTTGAAAAAGGTCAAGGGGATGCTCAAGCACAAGCATCTAAGCAAATAATGGAAGAAGATCGATTAAGGTTTTCTAAAGATGATGGTGGAGAAATCATTACAGGTTTTGATAAAGAACAACTTGAAATGATAAGGAAAGATGCTGACACATTAACAGAGACCATGGGATCTGGCCAAACTGCTGGATTAGAAAAAGATCTTGTCCCACTGGAAAGTGCTGCAGGAATTAAAAATATAGTAACAAAAGCAGCACAAGGTTATAAAAAAAGTGCGCAAAACTTATATGAAAATGCTAATTTAAATGAGTTAATTTTAACACCACAAGGCATAAATAAATTTTCTGAAGATGCTCTTAATTCTGTTAAAGAATTAAATATTGGTGCAACTGAAATGGGAATGTATCCCACTCTTAAAAAGTCTGTTGAGATCTTAAAAAAATTAAATAAACTTTCAGCCAATCCTAATTTTAAACAAAAACCTTTTTCTGTTATGAGAGATTATCAAAAAACTATTAACAGATTAATTAGAGGTGTTGAGAGCAAAGCTCCTGGATCCCCAGAACTTTTAGGCATGAGGGCAATAAAATCTACACTAGATAATTATATAACTAAAGGTGTTGATAATGCTTTTATAGTTGGTGATGAATCAATTATTGAAAACCTGTTAAAAGCAAATAAAGATTACAGATCATACATAGGTTTGACAGGTAAAGATGTTGGCAAAGATGGCTCTGAAAAAGCAGCAAATAATATACTGAAAAAACTTACAAATCCAGGACTTGACGCAGATTCTGTTGTCAACACTTTTTTTGGGCATGCAAGATTTCAACCTGCAGCAGTCATGAATCTTGTTTTAAAAAAGATCCGACAAAATATTCCTAAAGACCAATTTCAAGAAGTCGTTGCTCTGGTAAAAGATGGCATTTTAACAAGAGGATTCAGTGGTGCTGGTAAGTCTGGTGTCACAAGAACTAATATAATTAATAATTACAATCAGACTTTCAAAAGGAACAAGCAATTAATAAATCAATTATTTAGTAAAGATGAGTTAAAAAGAATAGAACAATTTAAGGATAATGTTCTTCCAACTCTTTGGGCAGAGTTAAAAATGAATCCACCTAACACTGCAAATATGTTAATGTTCAGCTTGGCTCGTAAAGGTTTGTTAAGTTATGCTGGAAAAATCCCACTTGTTGGAGAGATGTTAGATCCTCAATCATATAAAGGTATTGGTGAAACAAGATCTGCAGTTGATGCAATATCAGGTTATATGAAAAGAAAGAAAGCACCATTGTTTTCCAATCTTATTCAAGCACCTATAAGAACAGAAGGCTCAGAGCAACCAAGCAATATAAAAGAAATAATAAAAGATGTTGGGATTACAAGAGTTCCAGATACATTGCTTAATAAAATAAATCAAGCAGTGCAATAGTGTGGGGAGTGATACAATATTATATGCCTAGATTATCAGTACAAGAAGTAAAAGCAGAATTAGACACACATGAAGCAGTTTGTTCAGAGAGGTGGAAAGAAACCATATTAAGAATAAAGAGAATAGAACATATAATGATTGGCACTGCAGGAACAACAATCGTGTTACTAATAGGTTTGCTTGTGAGGTAAGATGGATCCATTAACTATAGCTGGTGCCATCGGAGTTGCAACAAAAGCATTCAATACAATTAAACAAGGATTTGCTATTGGTCAAGACATAGACCAAATGGCATCTCAAATTGGTAAATGGATGTCTGCAGTTTCTGATGTTGACCAAGCAGAAAAAGAAGCAAAAAATCCACCATTATTTAAAAAATTAATGTATGCAAGTTCTATTGAACAGCAAGCACTTGAAGCATTTGCAGCAAAAAAGAAACTAGAGCAACAAAGATATGAACTTAAACAATATTTAAGTATGTCTTTTGGTCCACAAGCATGGAATGAATTACTTGCTATGGAAGGAAAAATAAGAAAGGAAAGACAAGAAAATTTTTACAAAAGAAAAGAACAGATGCATAAAATTGTGAATGGGATTGCCATCACAATATTAACCTTAACAATAATTGGTTTTATATTTTTACTTTTATATTTGTACAAAGAGAGAAACTCATGAATTATGAAGACTTCATACATCTAACACTTGGTGTCTGGGGATATTCTTTTTTATTTGGATATTTCAGCTAGTAATAACAGAAACTAAATCTGACCAATCCTCAGACTTCATATTTCCTTTTTTATGCCAGTGTGCCATTTCAACAAAATCTTTTTTACTTGGTCTTAAATAAAGTTTTTGTGCATCTTTACCTTTATACAGTCCCATGTAATCTCTGTTTATCCTTACTAAGACCCAACATTTACCTTTTTCCTCAGAATACTCTTTTAACCAGAAAACTTGATTTTTCTTAAGACCAATTGTAACTCTTGTTTTTGGCCAGTTTGGCAAGTATTTAAGTTCTATCCAACCTGTCTTCCCATTTTTGTTATAATGTATATCTGGCATGCCTTTCATAACTCTGTTCTCCACTCTGTACATTTTTAATTTTAAAGATGTTCTTATTAATACCCAAAATGCTTTTTCACTCATTCACTTTCCTCTTCTAAAAATAAAGATACTGGATCTTTGTTAATGTAATCTGCTAAGTTCTTTTTACTTCGCAGTGCCTTGATTATTTTGGTGTCAATAGTTTTTGGTGTTTCAAAGTCTATATATGTAACACTCTTTTTTGTTCCTATTCTGTGACACCTGTCTTCAGATTGAAGTCTTGTTTCTAAGTTAAAATCATTTGAGTAGTAAATTGCATAACTTGCAGCAGTTAAAGTTAAACCAATACCACCAGACTGAGGTTGTCCAATAAAGTATTTTATAGACGGATCGTTCTGAAATCTATCGACAGCAATGGCTCTCATATCATTGGAAACATCCCCATGGTAAGTAACAGCTTGGTCTCCTAACATGCCCTCTATGGCTCTTAAATCAGCTTTAAATCTTGCCCAAATGATGACTTTATCATTAATATCGGATAAAACGTCTTTTAATGCGTCTAGTCTGGCATTGCTATTTTCAATAGGATTCAGCTTATCTTCTGATGGAAACCAACCACAAATTATCTGTTGCAGTCTTAGCAGTCTTGTTATTGCCTCAGGTGCAGTAAGTGTATCACCTCTGAGTTCTGTTACGAAGTTCTTCTTGATTTGAACATAAAGTTTTTCTTGTGCCTTAGTCATAGGAACAATATGTCTTTGATAAACTTTTGGTGGCAGATCTAAACAATCTTTTTTAAGAACTCTGAATGAGTGGCTCTCAACCTTTTCAGTTAATTCTTCTGTGTTCTGATAAGAGACAATCTGTCTGTTCTCAAATCCTCCCATAACACAATATCTGGCTCTGAATGAATAATAGCTATCATATCCAAGAATTAAAGGATCTAAAAATCTGAATTGACTGTAAACATCTTCTGGACCTTTTGTGATAGGTGTTCCTGTTAAGATCCTTCTGTATTTTGCCTGCTTGCCAAACTTTGTAATTATCTTTGTTCTTTTTGCTCCAGGAGTTTTTATTCTAGAACTTTCATCAACAACTAATAATACATTATTAGCTAACAATATTTTTTCCATATAAAATATTGCTGACTTGCTAACAAATGCCTCAACATTAAATGTAAATATTTTTAGACAATCTTGTGCAGTGTAAACATCATTGAAAGATTTTTCTAATTTATTTTTAGACATGCTTGATTGGTAATACATAGATTTACTAGGACACCAATCTGGCAAGTGAGTTGGCATTTCTGTTGATAGCCAGTTTCTATGAACACCATTAGGTGCAATAACAACCATGCAATCAATAGCACCATTAGCATACAAATATGCAGCACTATCAATAATCACTTTTGTTTTGCCAGTGCCTTGCTCCATAAGTAAAGCAAAGTTCTTTTTATCTCTTGATAAATAAAATGCTCTTTTTTGATGATCAAAAGGTTTGGTCTTAAACATAAAATCATCAGATGATGGAAGATCTTTTTCTTTTTCTTCTTTTATTTTTTGTGCTTCTTTTTTGGCATCAACATATTCAGTTAATATTTCTTGAACATCATCAGACCATTGAGCATCTGGCCAAAACTTGTATATGTAATCAATGTTCGCACCTGTTGGGTCGAACATCATCTCTCTGCCTAACCATTTTTTGAATCCAGGAAGTCCAGACAACTTTTGAAAGTTTTCGTTGCCCAGATCAACCTTTGCTATGCAGTATTTACCAAATGGTGCTTTGGAGATTATCATTATATAATCCCCAATCTTTCAGCACATATTGGACCAATGCCACGATCAATGCTATCGTGCCTTGTTAGATCCCTGCTGCAAACTGCACAGTTGCCAGTTCTTTTTCCATAAGCAATAGCAGACTCAAGAGGACTTTTACAGACCTCTTTGATTTGCTCGATAACTTCAGCAGATGGATTGTTGAATGGTAAGTAATAACCACCAAGAACTTTACCAATATATTCTTTTTGATACTTGATATAAATAGCACCAGCATTTTTAGAAGACTCAGATGCCTTTGAAAAAACTAAATCACCAACACGAACTTTTGGGAACTGAACTTTCTTAGTAACATATTCACGACCATTAGAATATCTTCTTTCAACACCTTCTGTTTTTTCAAGGATAGCTATAATTTTAGAAACATCAAGAGACACCATATTTTTATCTTGTTGTTTTTTCTTTTCTTCCCTTTCTTTTTTATTCTGCTCAATCTTAGTAAGCATAGCAGAAGCAGAAAATAATTGCTTCTCAGAGAGTTGACCTCTGGTATCAAACTGCTTAACTAAACTTGCTGCAAAATCATTCCAGCTAGTAATTTTTCTGAGAGCATTAATTATCTGACTGTGCTCTTTATAAAATCTGTCCTTTTTAGCCATAACACTATTTGGGAATCTTCTGATTTTTTCTTCCCTGATAAACATTGTTGTTTCTATATTCATAATAATTTCCTTTCTCAATGATATATATAGTATCGTTTATTTCTGGCCAAAAGTAAAGTAAAAAAATAACTATTTAAAAGAAAGTTTAAAAAAAGATAATTATATTAATATGTTATAGGAGTTTAATATTGGTAGAAATAATCGTGTTTTAATGGGCATACATGGGAGATTAATTTCTCCCATGTATGATTACACCTAAGATTTTGCGACTAATTTTTCTTTTTCTTGATTAGTCTCATCAAACCTAAAATCCATGTTTTGGTGATATGGATCAAAGTTTGGATTTAAGATCTCGAAAACTTCGCAGACTAATTTCTTAGAATGTTTTGTCGAGTGCATGTCATTCCATTGTGGAATCTGATTATCTATTGTTGTACAATCTCTTGTGTCAATAATAAGATAATGTTTTGTTATCTGAACCAAATAGACTTTGTTTGGTGCCAAATCATCGTTGATATAATTTGCCAGCTTTTTTCTTTTGTCTAATTTAGTGTGCTTATATTTGACATTTAAATTTTTGAATGCTGACATCATATTTTTATTTGTGACACCTGCAGTCGATCTTTTTCTTCGGATCTCTTTTAATGTCCTGTAAGCAAACTCATAATGAGTTCCTGTAAGAACAGCCAGTGCATATGGACCACACCAAGTCTTTCTTATATTGCCCATCCAGTCTGTAATCTGTCTTGGCTTTACTGTAAATTTACTAATCATATATTTTCCTTTCTAAAATTATTTAAATATACCTGTGCTTCTTTTTTAGTTCTGAATATATCCAAAACTTTACCATTAAGAGATACTGCCCATTTATGAGCATTTCCCCAATTTTCAGCTTTATATATTTGATAATTATTCATATAGTTTCCTTTCTCAGTTACCTATAGTATCGCTTATTCTGGCCAGAAAGTAAAGTAAAAAAAGAATTATTTTTATTATTCAATAAAATCAATGACTTATGTAAGTTTACGAACTCTCTCAACATAGATCTTTCTGAATCCTTGTTTTATTATTCCTTTGACTAAATACCAATCACCAATCCTGCCTTCTTCAACTATTGGTATGCCTAATTTTGGATATTTAAACCTATCGATGGTTGATATGATTGGACCAGTATCATCCTCAAAAGTCATGTTCAACCAGAGATTATGTGTATCTACTCTGCGACCACCTCTCTTTGCTAGATTAACTGTTTCATTCATATCTCTCAAGTTCTTTTCTTTTAACTTGCCAAAAAATACATATGTTCCTGGAGTATCTGCTTCGAGATCCTGTATATTAATAATCCTCGTTTTAATGCCATGTTTCTCTGGATTTTTCTTCATATGACCAAACCTCCTTTCACACTCAAATATATCGTCGTATGGTGTTTCTCCCTCGTTTAAAAGACGATCCTGCCTTGGAGTTAGAGGTTGACTGCTTTCTCTTCTGTTCATTATGTCTTCTGCCATTTTTGGTCCAATGCCTTTTATTCCTATCAATCCACCAATAAGTTCTCCATCTTGCACAGACCAATTTATTTCTGATTTAAATCTGTCAAAAGGTTTGTATTTTAATCCTTCATTTACAACTTCTCTTAATAGTCTTATTCCTTGCTCTTCATCCTTAACATTTCTTAAACATGCTGCAGCAAACTCAAGTGGGAACTTGGCTTTCAATACACAACACCAATAACTGACCAAACCATAGGATATAGCATGACTGCGATTAAATGCCCAAGATCCCATTGTATTAATGTTCTTCCAGATCTTCAGTGCTTGGTCTTCATCAATGCCATTTTCCTCAGCACCAACTTTAAATCTTTGCCAATACCTGTCAAAAAACTCTTCACCATAAGATTTTGACATTGCCTTTCTTAATTGAGATACATCTTCCCAACTTAACTTACCAACATCTCTGGCTATGTTCATCACCTGCTCTTGATAAACAACAACACCAAAAGTAACTTTTGTTATTTCTTCTGTCATTGGATGCATATATTCTGTTGGTGCATCTCCAACTCTTCTTTTTATAAATTGAGTTGTGCCACCAGAGTTCAATGGTCCAGGACGAGCAAGAGCAGTAATTGATGCCACATCTTCAAAATTTACAATCTTCATCTGCCTTGTAAGAGACTGAAGTGCATATCCTTCAAACTGAAATATTCCTGCATATTTTTCATCATTTAAAACTTTGAAAGCATCATCATCGTCAAGTTTCCAATTAATTAATTTCTCTCTTTCCCAACCAACTTGATCCAAAACATCTTGCAATATTGATAAAGTTCTCAAACCTAAAGCATCAATTTTAAGAAGATTTAATCTTTCTGCATCGTGCTTATCTATCTGTGCTGCACCATTTTGCATATTTACAGAGCAATATTTGTGGACTGGTTCTTCTGTTACAATTATTCCTGCAGCATGAACACCATTGTGACGAGCATGATTTTCCATATGTTCAGCTATTCTCATTTGAGGATATTTTTTTAAAACAGTTCTGCCAATCTCTAAATCATTGAATGTATCCATTATGCACATTGCTGCACGAGCATCACCTGAACTTCTTTCTATGATTGCACCTTTTAAATCATTTACTTCCCATGCTGGCACACCAAGTTCCTTAGCAACTTCTGTTATTGTGCTTTTGGCTTTGTAACGAGAAACAGTTCCTAAATGTGCAACTTTTTCCATTCCATATTTATCTATTAAATATTGTATCACCATTTCTCTTCTGTCATCTTGAAAGTCTATATCTATATCAGGAAGATCTTTGCGAGTGATATCAATAAATCTTTCAAACAATAAATCATACTTTAATGGATCAACATCTGTAATATTTAATAAATAACAAACTAAAGATCCAGCAGAAGATCCTCTTGCTGGTCCAACCAACATATGCTTTTTTGCATAATTAATCATATCAGATATTACATAGAAATAATCTTCAAACTGTTTTTCAGCAATCATGTCAAGTTCTCTTTTCAATCTTGCTTTGTAAACTGGATCTTTTAGATCTATTCCTCTTGGCTTTGCATTTTCCTCACACATTTGTTTTAAAGTCTTTTTTGATTCGTAACTCATCATTTTAGCAGATGGCAGTTCAACATTACACATGTCTGCAATCCTGTGAGTGTTCTCAAATGCTTCATCTGGTATCCAAGGAATCATATCCCTGAGTTCCCAATCATCTAATATATGCATTGGCTTTGTTCTGTCATATCTGTTTCGACCTGTCAAAACTTCATAAACTTTTCTGTCTGTAACTTTTGGGAAAAAATTATCACTTGTTGCAACGACTCTAAAACCTTTTTCTTCTGCCCAGTTTAAAGACTTTTTAGTTGTCATTGGATTTAATTCTATGTAAAGATTTTCTTTGTTAGTTAGTGGTAAAGATCCCCACATAGGATTAGTTCCAGAGAGCATGATTATATTTTTGCTTACGTCAAATAAATCTTCATAACTTAATCTTGGCACATAATAAAATCTTGATGGGTCTGTTGCTTTTGTAACAAGCTGATAAAGTTCTTGGAGACCTTGATTGTTCTTGGCTATAAATCCCATAAGGTTTATTGGCTGTTTACTTCTGTCTGTTGCATCTTCGACAACTGCCAGTTCTACTCCAAAGATAGGTTTCTTCTCTGCCTTTCTACAAGCTGAATCAAAAGCAACATGACCCCAAGTTCCCATATCGCAAATTCCCATAGAGTCCTGCTTACAATCAGATATTATTTTATCTATTGGACCATATGCAGTTCTAAAAGAATATTCAGTCCTTGTTCTAAGATTTATCATATGTGACCTTCTTTTTTATACCACTTCAAAATTTCTATCGTTGCTTCAACATCATCTAAAGATCTGTGAGCACCAACATGGTCTTTACCAGTTACTTCTTTATAAAGTTCTGTTAGCTTTCTCATCTTTCCCCAGACTGACTGACCTATCTCAATGGTACAGTAATGTTCTGGTGGCCATGGGAATTTACAAGTCTTATCTGCTCTTTCAAGTTCAAACCTTAATATCTTTCTGTCAAAAGCAAGATTGTGAGCACAAAGAAATTTTTCTCCTAAAAAAAAGTCACAGAGTTCTTTGTAATATCCTAAAAAAGGTTTTTTGTCTTCAAGCATGTCATCTGTAATTTTAGTCAGCTTAATTATATATGGATCCAAAGCAAATCCAGGACTGCACAAAAACTGCAGTCTTCCAATTTCATTAAAATCATCATCAATCTTTATAGCACCAAACTCTATAATTCTTGGCTGAATATCTAAATCAGATCCTTCTGCTTTTGGAAGACCTGTTGTTTCTAAATCAAAGACTATCATCTTTATTAATCCTAACAATAAATTTAAGATCCACACCAAGTATTGATCTTGTGTCAAAGATAACATAATTATATGACCTTTTTCCTGCTATGACAGGATTAGTGTGTGAGTCTGTAAAAACCTCTTGAGAAATTTTAATTGCTCTCTGGTGAAAAAATTCTTTCCATTTTTCAAGTTCTTCTGCTGAACAATGCATGCCAAGATGGCTGACTACATTTCCCTCAGGATGCGTTGAATCAATCCAATTTCTTCCTTTGGTATAATTTAAAATCTCAAACTCTTTGCCATCAAATATTTCATAGTTAAAAGACAAGTCTGCTTCATTAGTTCCCTCATGACCAAAAACTTTACCAGTGGCAACAACATGGTCTTCTGACCAATCTACTGCACCTATCTCAGAAAGTAATTGTTTTGCACGAATAGGATGTTTTGGACGGATCGCTATCTGTTCTATTTTAAATTTCATATTATGCTCCATATGGTAAAATACAACCAGTTAAATATTTGTGGTGTTCTTTTGATTGAAGTAGAAATGCAACAAACTCTGCTAACCTTTGTGGTGGTGTTTCTTCACCTGTCAATAATCCATTGATTTGATATTGTTGAGCATATTCTTTTGTCCAGCCACGAGTTTTTACAACTTGGTCATCTATTGCATCACTCATTCCAGTTCCTTTTAATTTGTTTGGTGCTATTCCAAAAACTGTTATGCCATGCTTTTTTGTTAATTCACGAGCCAACTGCAAAGTCATTATATGGGCTGCACCTTTGGATGCATTGTAAGCAAGAGAACAAGTCATTGGCATGTGGGCTGCATTGCTGACTATATTTAGGATCGTTCCTTTTCTCCTAATTAGACTTGGCAGACATGCTTTGGTCATCATATAAATACCTTTGGCATTTGTATCCATAACTTTGTCCCACATATCTTCTTCAAAGTTCTCCAACCAATCTATAAGATTAACACCAGCATTATTTATTAACACATCGATGTTTTCCCACATTATTAAATCTTTGGTTGTTCTTACATCATTCCCATCTTCTAAATTATAATCTATAATTGAATGACCTTGTTTTTCTAATTCTTCTTTCATGGCTTTGCCAAGACCTTTGCCAGTGCCAGTTATTAAAATATTACTCATTAATTTTTTCCTTTCTTTAACTTAGTAATCATTCCCTCAATCATTGCTGCATAAACTGCAGTGTCATGAATTGAGTCTTGATGCTTCAATTCACTGTTAGCAAACCTTGTTATCTTAACAACAAGAAGTTCAAACAGATGCCATATATTATAATCTTCTTCAGTTTTAAGAACAACACCATTCGGAAATAATGACGTCATGACTTCTCCAACAACTTTCCAGTTATCTCCATAGACCTTGTTTCTCTCACGGAAAGTGTCAGCCATCTCCTCTAAAATTTTCGCTGGACTTTTATTCATCGTATTGGGCATCCTCCTTTCCTCTCTCATATGCTTTTTGGATCTCTTCTTCATGGTCATCTGCATTTTCGATAATTTGAATTAGTCGATCTTTTAAAGTTGGTCGAACATCAAATATGCGAGCAACCTTTTCGCCATCTATTTCAATGTCATTATTTATTATTCTTATTCCCATTAAAAATCTCCTGGAGCTGGTTGTAAACAAGTGAGACCTAAACTTCGCCACATATTGACTACCATCTGTCTATCTTCAAGAACAAACCAAACATCTTCCTTTTCATAATTTCTTTCAAAGAGATCTAGTTTGACTTCATCATCATACCTGTTATCATCAGATGGTCTCATCAATAAATTGTCACAAGGAATGTCATATCTTTTCAGCCAGTCAAGAGTTGCTGGTCTGTGGTATTCATCACGAGCAGTGATAACAACAACATCATTGTCTTGACTTTTACAGTTCCTTAAAATATTGACGATTGGTGTTATAGGTAAATCTTCAGAACCAAGTTCATTAAATTTAAAATAATTATTCTTTTTATAATGCTTTAACCTATGAGTGCAATCTGATATTGTGCCATCTAGATCTGTTATGATTATCTTCTTTCTAAAGAGATTATTATCTGTTTCTATTGTATCCATTGTGGCACCTCTCTTTCTGTCCAGACAGCCATATACATTTTTTCACCAAGATAATAATTCCTGTATGCTTGAACAGGATCTTCGCATTTATATTTATCTGGCATGCATTGTGGTGGTTCTGTAACTCCCAACCAAGACATTGGTGCATCCATATTACATTGCCATTTAAACTTAGCAATGTTATCTGGTTCATAACTTAAAAGATTTGATAATCTATTTGAGGCATGAAATTTTTTATATCTTCTTGTGTACTCTTTTAATAGTGAAGTGAAAAGATTATATCCCCACATATAATTAGTCACACAATCCCTCAACCATATAGAACATGGATGATTTTCAAATGCTCTTTTATACAGACCAACTTCATCTGCTGGCTCATCACCATCTAAAACTCTGTGAGCAGTGGAAAGCATTTGTGCTGTTTCTAATATCATTTTAACAACATGCTTATCACAATGCATTGCTGCAGCAGTTCCTGGATCTCTATCTAAATAAAATATGTTCATGACTTTACCTCTGGATTGAGAGATCTGGCCATTGATGGTGCTGCCCACTCTTTAGGTGTTAAGAATGGTTTTGCCCATGGATGTTCTTTTACAACTTCAGCAACCATCATTGTAAACACTTCACGATATTCACCTTGTGCTCTTGGACTCAATCTACTCTTTGCCATCTCATGTAAAGTTCTAAGATTAAATTTTGCAACTATATTTGTATAAATATTAGTTGGCAATATTCCTCTGGCATCTTCTGCAGGAACACCTGCTGTTATCAACTGTTGATATCTTTGGTTGATTATTTCCATTGTGCCATCATAGATCTCTTTTGCCATGCCATCTGCAATAATTCTTTCTGGAGTGTAATATTCAAAACCTGTCATGTCTACAGTTCTCTGAGATTGTTGAGCATAAGATCCTTGTCTGGTTCTAACAAACTGATGAGTGAATCCTCTTGACACATCTCTAATATCAAATGTGTAATCAATAAATTCCCAAGAAGATTTAATGGTGTTGAGCATGTAATCAAGATGCTCATCTTTTTGCTCTTGTGGCCATGCCTTTATTTTATCATAAGCACCTTCATCATTCATGAGTCTGGTGTTCTTAGTGAACAGCAATAAATCTACTGCATCACTAGTCGCATTAATTAATTTTACTTTCATATCATTTCCTTTCTAAAATTATAATTAGAGTTGCCATTAATTAATCTTTCAATAACACTGATATCATTAACAACATCATCTAACAACAACTGTCGCCAAGTTGCAAATCTTCCGACAGAATATATATTATACTTCTCAGTGAGTGTATAAATAAAGTCTTTTCTTATCTTGTCGTCAATAGGCATAATCTTTCCATACTTCTGTTCTTTGGTTGACAGATTGATTAGTCTTTTGACTCTAAATCCAAAATCATCATACAGTGCCTCATGGATCATCTGACCTGTGTTTGGTGGTTGAGATCTGTATTCTGCTATTACTATGTTGCCAACTATAGATATCCTATATTGAGGCACCAATGGATCTGGATAATAAATAGTTTGATTTATATTAACTTCTGGATCTCCAATCTCACAACTTTGTGACCAGATTGTGTTAGTTCTAAAATTAGGAAAGTTCTCCCAATCAATCATCTTCATCGCTAGTGGCATTGGCAATGTAGATATTACAGGATAACTTTTTTCTTTTCTATAAAATAATGACTCTGTGTTTGCTTCAACATTATAATCTATATCAATGCCAATAGACATTTGTTCTATTAAATTCTGTGGGGATATATATCTTTCAACTGGGTCCAAATTATCTATGGATCTGCTGAGGACAGAGTCTGTAACCTTTTGAGAATACATATTGCTAAAAAATAAATTTGGTTCTGTTATTATTTGCTTATCATATTTGATTGCTTTTGTTACCTTTACTTTCTTAAAAGGTATGGCACAAGCAGTGCCAACTTGATTTGTTCTAAATCTTAATAATGCGTTGTGATTATTAGGAAGTGAATCCTGCTTTTCATATACTACAGGTGACCACTTCCTAAACATATTTGCAGCTAGAAGACCTGCGAGTCCTGCTCCCCAAATTATCATTTATTTATCCCACTGTGATAATTTTTTATTCGAGTTCTTATGGACTCCCATTGTCTTATTTGCTCATTGACTTTTAATTCAAGATGCTCAAGACATTCAATCTTTGATGGCTTGTGATCTTCTGGAACCTCTCCTTTTAAAGTTTTTAAATAAAAGTGAAGATCGTCGTGACCATCAGGGATTGATGTCAAGTTATTTATTAACATGTGTGCTAATTTTATATCCATTAGTCCATTCCTTTTATTCCACATGTAACATCAATCGCAACTGGCACAGGTCTGCCATCAACAAATATTCTTGTGTAGACTGTTATTGGTCTTAGTCCTGCTGCCTTGCACTCTTGATGCCCATTAATAACTTCTTGACGAGTCAACTGAAACATCTCTTTTTCCTTGACAAGTTTAACATCAGATCGTTGGGAACTACATGCTCCCATAACGACCATCACTGAGAATAATAAAAACTTCCTCACTTGTTTAACTTCCCTGCTATTTTAGTATTACCAAACACAGTGAAGTATTTTCCATTCTTATCTTTGCCAAGAATACTGCAACGACCTCTGCCCAAGTCATGAGCGAGATCTTGACGATGACCACGTTGTTCTATGTAATCTTCGTAACTGATTGGATTTTGATCCACACCAAGATTGACAAGAATACCAGTGGCATGAAAACCTCTGGTGTTTGGTCTACGAGGATTTGATTCAAGATGATTGACAATATATCTGCCTGCAAACTTCCCTCTCAACTTCGTTGGCTTTGTTCCACTGGAGTCTGCGATCTTCTTTTCCTTGGGAATATAAACTTGCTGGTCACCAACAGATGCTTTAGCAGTAACTGGACCAAGAGGTTCAGTGTTACAAAACTTCTCTTGCAAAGTTTCAAAAACTCTCTTTGCACCTTTTGTTTTATCAGCAAACTTTTTAGTCATAGTGTTACTGTTATTGTTAAAAACATTTACAAGAACTTGCAATGTCGTATTAGGATTTAATGCTAACTCAGATGAGTTGCTAAATGTAATCATTCCATTGCCATATTGTTGAGCAACCTTTCTGGATGAATACATACTTACTTTGTAAGTTTTTGGATCGATTGTAAAAATAGTCATAATAAATTTCCTTTCTCAATATTGATAGTATCTTTTATTTCTGTCGTGAAGTAAAGTAAAAATTTTATTTCTGAAGAAATAATTTTTTTATTCAATGATAACAAAGACTTATTCATATCGCAAAATGCCTCAGACCTCTTGGTCTTACAATAAATAAATTCTTTCTTGTTCTTGTTATCGCCACATACCAAACTCTTTGTTCTTCATCTGTGCCAAGTGCTTCCCAGCTTAATCTCCCCATGTCAGTTATCAATACAACATTGTCTGCTTCTCCACCTTTGCTTTGGTGGATTGTTGATATTGTTATTCTTGGTTTGTCAGAAAACTTCTCACCATTCCTAAGACATGACCTTATATATTCTCTTTCGTCTGATGGTATCCCTCTTAACACTTCCATCCAGTCTTTGTTCTCAGATCCCTCTGGCAGTCCTAGATCCTCAAACTTTGATGGTGTAGTTCTTTTGACTTTTATTTTCTTATATATAAAATGTGACAGGTTAGATGTGCTGTGTTGAGAGAGTTCTTTGCCTTTCCTTATCTTCTCCCAGTCTTCAATCGCTTTGGTTGCATCTGACTCAAGAGAACTTTTACCATTGATTGTATAAGCATATCCTTGCAACCTCACAGCTTTTTTAAACCTGTTCAATAAATATTTAGACCTGCAAAGAAGCATCCATGTTCCTGCACCTTTGTAATTTATCTGATGCTCATCAACAACATATTCAACATTGCCTTTCTCTTCTCTTGGTGACCAATGCTTGGGAACTCTATGTTTTATCCTGGATGCTATGTCGTTGGCTAATCTGTGCACAGTTGCTGGTATCCTGTAACTCATTGGCAAAACTCTCTTTGAGCCATTAAGGTTCAAGAACTTTTTAACGTCTGCTCCTGCCCAACTAAATATTGCTTGGTCATCATCACCTGCTATGTAAACTTCTGATGCAAGTTTCGAAAGTTTGATTGCCATGCTAAATTGAAGTGAGGAAAGATCTTGTGCCTCATCAAATATACATATGTCCACATCTAATGCTGACTGACAGTTCTCAAGCATATCTGTGAAATCAAATAGACCTCTCTCTTTTTTGTAATGTTGTAAAGCATTACTGAACTGTTTAACTGCATGCAACGTCAAATCATTCATAGGTGTAAAAGCATATTGTTCTGCTATTGGACGAATGTTTATTCTGGCCAGAGAGTCCACTCTTGCACATTTATCTCCAAGACCATCACCAAGATGCAAACCTAGATCCTCATCATATATTCCTTTGAACTGCACTCCCAATAACTTGCCAAGGTTTTTAAAATGAGAGTCTGTCATGACTTCATCTCTCCTTATTCCTAGTTGCTTGAATGCCATTGAGTGTAATGTTCTAAAATATGGAAACCTGTCCTCATCAAGATTAAACTTTGCCATGGCTCTTTCTATTGCTTCATTTGCAGCTTTGCGAGTGAATGCAAGATATGCAATCCTCTCTGGCTTAACACCACGACCCAAAGCAGTCTCAACTATATTTAAGAGTGCTGTTGTCTTACCAGTTCCTGGTGGTCCATATATTATTTCAACCTGTCTCAAAAATCCTCCACAACTGTTGATGGCACATCAAGTTCTTCATCATCATAAAACTCTGGTGCAGGCACTGACCAAACTTTCACTGGCTTGGATTTTATCCTGAATGTTTTTCTATCACCTTCCAAAGTTCTCAGCCAAGACCAAACTTGATGCTGGGATGGATATCTAAATCTTCTTGACTCAAGAAATATAAAAAGATCCTCAGATCTAAAATAAACTTTGTTCTCATCAGAGTCATGCCATGGCTTACCATTCATGATCTCATCCTTTTGTCTGGCTTGGACTTTACCTGTTAAGAATGAATCAAGGATCTTTTCAAACTGACCTTGTGGACTTGCATCATCTGGATCTTGTATCACTTCAACTGTTGTCAGCAGTTCATTGACTCTTGTTTCCCATTTTGCTGCAGGCATTGTGCTTGGACATTTATTTAACTTTTCAACACATAGCTTTTGTAATTGTCTTTGATCAAGTAACTGTTGTGTTGTTACTTCTATTCTTTCTCCCTGAACTTCAATGTACCATCTCACTGATGACCTGTTCTCAGTTTCATATTTAGTGATGGCATCTATCTCTATCGTTGCACCACCACCAATGCCACCAATGCCATAGTCTCTTTTAATACATTTGGATCGTTCACAGTAATTACATATTGGTGCTTGTTTACAGGTGTATGCATAATCTTTTTTTAAGACTGCTTTTATCAATCCATTTATCTCTGTTGCTGGCAATGGTTCATCAACATGTTCATAATTAAACTTCATCAGATCCTCTTGCCAGTCGTCTGGATTCTTTTTTCTAAAGTAAACACCAACATTAAATAATGAACTGTTGCGACCACCTTCAGGAAATCCCATTGTCATTATGTGCTGCAGACATGGTGGACCATCTTTGAAGTGATCAACTAATTTAAAGCTGGACTTCATCAGCTCATCGTATGTGGATGTTTTTTGTTCAGCTAACTTTACAAACTGCATCAGACTTAATTTCTTTCCATTGCTGATTGCATATCTTTCAGTGTTGTCACCATCCCAGTAACAAAGGTTAATCCAGTTTCCTCTATCTCTATCATTGGCACGAGAGATCTGCTTGGGGAAGATCTCAGCACCACCATAACCTAAATGTGCTGCATACTCATTCAACTTGTTTACCATATCAACTGCAGCAATCTCTGGATCTGCAAATAAATATAAGTGAGCACCACCAGACTTACTTCTGCAAAGTATCAGTGGAGTGTTTCTTATTTTCTTCTCAAGACTCTCAAGACTTTCATTCAGCTTACCACTGCCACGGATATCTATATCAATGACACCAAAGTTACATGAGTTGTTTTTCTTTAACATGATGACACCTAATATATATTCGCCACCACTTAAATGTTCTTTAAAATTTTCTATTGTTGCTGGCTCACTTACTGTTAATGCTCTGCCAGACTTCTTGCCATCTGCCTCTGTTGTCTGAACACGATACTGCCCATGGGCAAGTTCATATCCTCTAAACAGATTCATAAATCTTTCTTCTATCGCCATCTCATCCTCATAATTAAGCTGTGGGGAAGTTACTCCCCACAACATCTACTCTTTAAAAATTAAGGCAAAATTTTATTTGGAGTAGAATTAGAAATCATCATTGGTATCTTGCGAATCATCTGCAGACACTTTGATATCACCATCTTTGACTTTATTTCTAAAGTTTCTTGCCTCAAGATAGATATCTTTTCCTGTCGGAAGATTGGCCAGTATCCCACCTGATTTTGCATCAAAGCACATTTCAACTTCCCAATTCATCCATGAGCCATCGTCATTACTCTCTGGCACTGATGTTAATTTGTAAGCAGTCCAGAACATTGCTGGATTGATTGTACCAGATCCATTGGGATGAGGTATTTGTAAACGATTGATCATTGAGTTCCATCTTTTACTTTTCTTTAAACCAGATGATGACATTGATATAAGTGCTGGCGAATACACTCCATCATCGTCAACTACAAATACAAAGTATTCATTTGTTCTAACAACCTCATTACCATTAGGCAGAAACAACTTACCTTTTTCATTCGCTTTACATTCTGAGATATCATAATTTGGTCCACGATCTCCGACCAATCCACCTCTGTCTGGTTTCCATTCAATGTAAGTTCCTCTGTAAGTTACAGGAACAACCATGATGCCTTTCTCACCATCATAAACTTCTCGAGAAACATTATCAAAGATATGTCCTGGCTCAGCACCATCAACATATGCTCCATCTCTCTTTTTTACTTGAGGAGATCCGTCTTGTAATATCCTCAGTCTTGGTATCATCATGTCATCATTAGACATGTTATGTCCTGCTTCAGAATCCTCAAGCAGTAAGTTAATGTCAACGATTTCAGCTGACTCTTTTTTCTTTATTTGATTTGCCATGTTTATCTCCTTATCTTGGCTTTGCGACCTTCAAACAATTTGAAAGTATCTCTGGGAACATTTGAACCATTCTCAATCTTTTCTTTTAAAAATGAATTGAGAGTAGCTGGATGAACTCCCACTGCTCTTCTGTAATGAATAGATCTGTCCTGTAACTCTTTTGTGAAGTCATTACATAACTTATCTTCATCACGACCGAATTGAACCTCAACATTGCTCTTGATTAAATCCGAACCACCATTGGCTCTTAGCCAATCAAAGCATTGTTCTTGACGCATCTCTTTCTCCATCTTGTCCTCACCTTTTGCTCTTAGTATAGAACTTGCTGATGGTATTGAACCACTGAGCACATCATCAACTGTAACCTTTGCTCCATTGTTAAGAGTAAAGTCTTTGAGATTAAGTTCTTGCATAAGGTCTGGAAGGTCTTGAGTAGCCAACTTATCGAGATCCTGCTTCTTTTGTTTCAATGACAGTTCCAGTTTCACAATCTCTTCTTGGAGATCATACATCTGTTGTGCCATATCAGAAATTGCACCTAGTTCATTTGATGCAGGTGCTACATCATCAAGCAGATTTATTTCACTCATACTTTTTCCTTTCTTAAATTTAAAGCAACAGGCATGTACCAACCTTGTCTTCTATCCCTATCACCTCTGTCTAAATTGCGTTCCCATCTAAGGACACGCACCACTGGAGAGAACTCACTAGCAATCATGCATACTATCATCACTGCTATTGGGTCTCCTCCTCCTGGCCAGAGAATGTAGTCCTCTGGCGAGAAGTCTTTCATAATCTTTCTTGCTTTCATTATCATTGGGGATGGAACAAACTGAGGATTATCATCAGGTTCAAAAACTATTTCAATTGATCCATATCGAGATGCATCACTCAAGTCAGGTGTCCATCCAAATTTATTTCTTATTGGTCTGTTGACTACAAATACTTTAGGCATTGTTTAACTCTATTAATTTATCAAACTCTTCCCACATTCTGCCTTGCTTACCATAACTGTCAAAGAATCTTTGCAAAGAGTTTATGTAACCTTGACCGAGCAAGAAGAAGTTCTGAATTGTTATTGTTGGATCATGGCTGAGTGCTATCTCATTATCTTTTCTGAATGACATCCAGCTTTTAATTTGTTTTGGTTTTATTGTTCCCATGTGGCAACAGTTACCTAATTTATTTAATGAGTGTTCAGCCATCATAGGATAAGCTGGAGATCTTATCTTCCAATACAAAGTTTTGTCTTCTAAACTTTTATCCTGTAAAAAATTTAATTCTTTATCTTTCCATTTACATTGAGCAAGATAATCTTCGTCAGCAACTAGATTGTCCTGGACATCTACTTCAATGATTACAGGATCAGTGTTGGTGAGGTAAGCTGATTTTAATGCAAAGAATATTGCATATGACCTTGTCAGATAAACTCTGTCAGGTGCTGATGGGAAGTCTTCCCAGTTGGATGGATTAGTTCCTCTTGGTTGTAATCCTCTTCTTAATATTGAATCAAGGTGCTTTTTACTTGTGCCATGAAACAATCTGATATCTGTATTCATAAATGGTTTCCTTTCTCAAATGGATTTATAGTATCTTATATTATTCTAAAATAGTAAACAAGAAAAGTATATATAAGGAGAGAAATCAGAAAAAATATTTCTTTGTAAAAATTTAGAGAAGACTGGTAACACTGGGTTCATGGGCAGAAAAGTTTATTGATTACAATAAGTTACAAGTCGACCCCAATGTCAAAAGTTAATGGTTTCGTTACCCAGTCTTTGGGCTCTTTTAATCTTTTTTATTTTTTTACTTTACTTTTCTGCCATCTTATGCGATACTATATATAACTGAGAAAGGAAATTTATTTATGCTTAAAAATTATTTAATTAAATGTAATGTTGATGTTACTGTAAATGGTGACATTAAAAAGTGGTTTGATGAGGCAAAACTTGTTGGACCACATCACAAAAAAGGTTTGTACACAGTTGCGATTTATGATGCTGATGCTTTAAGGTTTCATAATGAAAAAGATGCCATTGACTTCCTTGAGAACTTAGATCCAAATGATGTTACTGATATTGCTTTTTTAAATAAACAAGGTTTTGAAAAGGTTGAGCCACAGTTTGTTGTTCATCATGTATTTTATAAGTATGCGAATTTACATATGTATACTGACATCAATCCATATGAGATTGTTAGAGTAGCATCTGTTAAAACTATTTATGCTCGTCCTATGATTGCCATGAAAGGAGAGTGGAAAAAGAAAGTTGCTCCTGGAGGTTTTTGTGGTCATGTTGTTAATCAGCTTGATCAGAAGTGGTCTGTTGTTTCAGATCCAACTGCAGATGTGATTGCTATTAGAAAACAAAAAGATGGGTCTTGGAAGTCAAAGAATGGTCGTCATCTTCTGTCATCTACTCCAAGAAAGTTTTATGATTATAATTTTTAGTAAGTTATAATAAATTATTACGCATGTAATCCTCATAATAAGTAATAAAGTTGAGCCAGATTAATTTCTGGCTTTTCTTTTTTATAAAAATAAGTATATAATTGTCTGACACTTAATTTTTAAAAATATTAATAAAATTAACATTTTGACATGAAAAAACACCAATCAGAGAAAAATACACCAAAAATGCAGGTGCAGAGACCTGTCAAAGATGGTCCACCTATAAAAACTGAGGCATGGGATGGCAGATTTAAATCAGTTGAACCTATGAAGTATCAAAAACCTGCGAGAGATAAACCTTATAAGTGGAATCACAATGCAACTATCAACTGGATAATGGGACAAGCAGATCCTGTCGGATTTTTGACACAGGTCATGCAAGGGAAAGAAATATTTCCTGTCTACAAAAATGGTGATGGTGGTATGATGACAGTTGGTAAAGTTTCTGCAGATCCAGAACTTAGAGTCATGGCTGCAAAAACATTGCTTGGCAAATGCGTGCCAGATTTAAAAGCTGTTGAAGTTACAGCACAAATAGAAGAAAAGAAAGTATTAGATATATCGAGGTTATCAGATGGAGATCTCAACACAATTGAAAGAGTCCTTGAACATGCTGTCATTGAATCAAGTGAGAGCAGAGAAGATGAAGAGGTCATTAAAAGAGTTCACCAAGAATAGTTGGCCAATAATTGAACCTTCAAGAGACTTTTATGACAACTGGCATATAGATGCAATCAGTGAACATTTGCAAGCTGTCGTTCATGGCGATATAAAAAGGTTGATTATAAATGTGCCACCGAGACACATGAAATCAATATCTGTTGCAGTGGCTCTGCCAGCATGGACATGGACAGTCGATCCCACAAGAAAATTTTTATTTGCATCATATGCATTGACACTATCAATTAGAGACTCTGTCAAGTGCAGAAGATTGGTTGACAGTCCATGGTATAAAAGTCATTTTGGTGACATATACAATTTGACAACAGACCAAAATCAAAAGCAAAGGTTTGAGAATGACAAGACAGGTATTCGCATCGCAACTTCTGTTGATGGTGCTTTGACAGGTGAAGGTGGTGACATTATCGTTATTGACGATCCTCACAATGTGCGTGAGGCAGAATCCAATACAGTTAGACAAGGTGTTCTTGAATGGTGGGATCAATCTATGCAGACAAGACTTAACGATCCAAAGAATGGTGCATTTGTAATCATTATGCAAAGAGTTCATGAGAATGACTTAACTGGCCACATACTTGCGAACGAATATGAAGACTGGGATCACCTATGCCTGCCTGCAAGATATGAGCATGACCATCCGACACCTCTCAAGTCAACTTTAGCATTTGCAGATCCACGTCAGGAAGATGGCGAATTACTTTGGCCAGAACGCATTGACGAGAGAACATTAAATATACTTGAGCAATCACTTGGGACATATGCCAGTGCTGGCCAGTTACAACAAAGACCAATGCCAAAAGGTGGTGGCATCTTAAAAGCTGAATGGTGGCAACCATGGGAAGAACCAAATCTGCCAAACATTGAATATGTGTTGCAGTCCTATGACACAGCTTTTTCTACAAAAGAGAAAACATCATATTCTGCTAGAACCACTTGGGGAGTTTTTAGACTGCATGGTCAAGTCAATGTTATTGTTCTTGAGATGTGGTATGACAGAGTTACATATCCTCAACTTCGTAAACTTGCACAAGAAGCATATTATGATTATGAGCCAGACGCAGTGATGATAGAAAAAAAGGCATCTGGCCAATCTCTGTTGCAAGATTTACGCATGGCAGGTATTCCAGTTCTTGAGTATATGCCTGACAGAGATAAAGAAGCACGAGCACATGCA